ATGGCATCTAAAATACACAATGGAATACTCATTCTTACGCTAATTTTATTTGCGTCTTGCCGTACGCAAAAGCCTGCTCCACGCCCGGCCCCTCCCGAAACTGTGGATTTCCCTACGGCAAATATTCCTCTTCCCGTCGTGGATTTCAATTTCATGTTGCCGGAAGCTCCGGAGCTAGCGGTTTGTCATTCTCCTAGAAAAGATATCACGGAAGCCTTTACGCCCCGTGATAAAAGCCAGATAGCGATCAAGGACCCCAAGCTATTCGATGAGAATAACACGGAAATTATTGATTTATCCTTGATCCCCGCCGGGGAATACGCATTTCCCCTTCCTAATGGAAACGTGATCTCTCCTTACGGGGGAAGGAGAAGGCATCATTCCGGAGTAGATATCAAAACTTGTGCCAACGATACGATCGTGTCTGCTTTCGATGGTATTGTCAGGATGGCGAAACCATTCGCCGCCTATGGCAACGTTATCGTTGTCCGCCATTATAATGGACTGGAAACGATCTATAGCCACAACTCCAAGAACTTGGTTAAACCCGGAGATCGCATTCTCGCCGGACAACCGATCGCCTTAACCGGACGTACTGGCAGGGCTACTACCGAGCATTTACATTTTGAGACTCGTATAAACGGAGTTCATTTCAATCCGAATATCGTCTTCAACATGGCTAAAAGGAAATTACGTTCAAAATGTCTGGTTTGTACCCAGAAAGGTAATAACGTAATCGTCAAATCGGTTGATATATTACCCCATCAAAAGGCTGGTCCATACGTACCGCCACCTCCTTATAAATGGGTTTACAATGAATGAAAAAAGGCCTTACGGACAATCCGTAAGGCCTTTTTTCATTCCGTGGAGATGGAGAGACCATAACTTATACTGTCATACATTATCAAACAATATCATATGCGCTCATGTTCAACGATTTCATGTGTTTTTAAACAGTCACTAAATATCATGTTATGTCATATGATGTCATGTTTTTTGCGTGTAAATTCGCGTAGTTACACGCAACACGTTTTTATCATGGAAATAAAGAGGAGCATAACGTTTGACGTAGAGAAAAGGAAGAAGGATGGGCTATTGATCGTAAAGAACGTACCTATCCGATGCATGGTTACGTTCAACCGGAACAGGATAACGTTTTTCACGGGTCATAGGATAGACGCAAGCAAGTTCGTCCCGGAGAAGGGCATCGTTAAAAACGGATGCTTCAACAAGGCCGGGGAAAGCTCTTCCGAGATAAACTCCGATCTTGACGATATACGTGCCACATTGCAAAACATATTCCGCCAATACGAGAGAGAGGGCGAGATGCCTAGCGCCAACGATATCAAGGAAAAGTTCAAGGTTGCGACAGGCCGGGTAAAAGAGGAAGAGAGGAAGCCGATATCCCTGTTCGATATCTATAAGGAGTTTATCGATACGGTAGGGAGGCAGAACGCATGGACGAAGACATCGCACTACAAACATAACTCGATCATGCACCTTCTGGAGGAGTTCAATCCACAGATCAAGTTCGATGACCTGTCGGAGGATACCTTGCAAGACTTCGTAGAGTTCTTAAGGGAATACAAGGGTATAAGGAATACCACGTTGAACAAGTACCTCCACTTCATAAAGCAATTCCTTTTATGGGCCGACGACAAGGGATACAACACGAGAAAGGACTATCGAAGGTTCAGCCCAAGGCTTAAAGGGGCGAACTTCGAGCTGAAGAAAGTCATATACTTGACATGGGAGGAACTGATGCGTATATATAATATGTATATAAAGGAAGGGACGTTATCCACCGTCCGTGACGTTTTCTGCTTCTGCTGCTTCACCGGCCTCCGTTACTCCGACGTATATAACTTAAGGAAGACGGATATCATTAACGGGAAGATTGACATCGTGACACAGAAGGACAGCGACAACATACAGATCGAGTTGAACAAGTACAGCAAATCAATACTTGAGAAATACGAAGACATCGAGCTCAAGAACGGGAAGGCGCTGCCTGTATTGTCCAATCAGAAATACAACATGCATCTAAAGGATCTCGGCAAGATGGCGGAGCTGGACTCCGAGATAACCGAGGTATGGTACGAGGGCAACAAGCGAATACAGCAGACATTCCACAAGTGGGAACGGCTTACTACCCATGTCGCAAGGAAGACGTTTGTCGTCAACGCCCTCATGTTAGGCATCCCCCCTCAAGTCATCATGAGATGGACAGGGCACAACGACCTCAAGGCCATGAAACCTTACACTCATATAGTGGACAAGCTGAAGGAGGACGAGATGAGCAAGTTCGATAAGATATAAACAAGCATCTTATATAAAAAACAAGAATATATTATGAACGAGGAACTAAAACAACTTTTGGAGTGGTTTGATAACTACGAGATTACATTTAATGAAATCAGGCTAAGCCCGTGTCAATACATATTTGACCTCCGAAAATTTATCTCGGTCCAAACGAACTCCGTCCGGAAGAACTGGGAAAATCCAACATTTGAGTATGATATTTTGAGCCTCTATCAGCTTAAAAAAGTACTGGAGGAAAAAGAGGAAGAAAACACGCCGTATACCAAGACCACATCGCCCGTATAAAACAAGGAAACATAATGATATAATCAAACAAAAAAGGATGGAAGGATAACACAGGGCTGGAATATTAATTGTTGTTAATTCTATAAATATTTCTGTTACGCTATTTGGTAACAAACAATATTATACTTATCTTTGTAACATCAAAATAACAATAGAGCTGGTGGCAACAGTAACAATTCAGCGACAATAAGTATGAGACAGATAGACAAAACGGCAAGAAAGCTAAAGTCTGATTTTGCTGGACGCTACAATGATTACTATAAGTCCGCAACAATATTTTTAGATACGGATGATGACGAGTTGTATTTAAAATACTGGGGACAAGGAGAGCACTATATCGAGTGCCCAAAATATCTTATACCTCTCGTCACATATGAAGCTCGATATGGTAATTGGGGTGATGAGTATGGAAATGAAAAAAACTGGATCCTTACAAAAAAGGTTATTGCGAAAGACATTAAGGAGAGTTTACCCCATTGGGATTATATTGATGATTATTATGGTGAAGTCAATATACCTCAATGGCTTAAGGACGAGATAGAGTTATTTAAATAACAAAAAACAGGGAGTCTGAAAACTCCCTGTAAATCCCCACGGAGAAATCCGTGAATGCAGCGTCGCTGCCATCTACGATAGTAGAAATTAGTTCGTTTCAATCCACGCCCGAAGGCGACTAATATAATTTCTGATATGCGGTGCATAGGTACGTGTTTTTGAATTAATAAACAAGCAATTTTCAATGTTATAAAATATAAGATTATGAACTCATACAATATCTACGAAGAGAATCATTACGAAACTGTACTTTATCACGCAATTGCGCGTGACGAAGATCATGTAAGAGAACTGACAGAAGAAGCGGGTATTAATCTTGAAGGGTTGACCATCGACTTGGAGCGTTCTAACGTTAAGGACCAGATGGGAATACTATACAGCGCAATTATTGAAGATGCAGTTGTAAGATGATGAATGAGAGACAACGAATAGGGAAACGAATAGCCGTAATCCGAAAGGAGAGAGGCTACACGGTTCGGCAACTGGCCGAACTTGCCAATCTTCGGGCAGCAACTATCAGCAACGTCGAGAACGGGAAGTTCTCCGTTGGGATAGATATCCTTGCGAAGATATGTGACGCACTAGAAGTTAAAATAGAAATAATATGATAACGACAAGCATGACACCCTCCGAATTGTTGGAGGAGATCAAAGCTGATTATCCCAATATATTCTCCGTATCCGATACCAAGGACGCTAAGGTGAGCCGGATAATCAATAAATCCGGCATCTTTCCTGTGCGCATCCACTCATTTGTTACCACTAAGCGTAAAAACAAGTGGCTGATATTATGGGAGGCCCACAATAAAAAGGATATAGGCGACAATTGCCGGATCTCTTTTGTGTGCTACCATGATACCAATCATGGCAAGTATGCCTATATGCCTGTCTTTGTCAATGGCAAGATGGTTCTTCTCGCGTTTCCTCCTCACTTCTTCAGCCGGTTCGCCGATCGGATGGGAATTAACCTTACAGGCAAAGAGTTGATTAAGCGGTACTTCGAGATAAACAATAGTTATTCATTCACATTTTCGCACGAAGAGGTGGACGGAGGGTACCGGGAGAATGTATTAGCCACCTGTAAAGAGGGAATTGCGATGGGATTCAAAGCCGTAGGGCCGGATGTTTTTCTGCTGAAGACCTTTATCACCTACGATATGTGCAAGGGGGATCAAGTCAGTAGCTTCGCCAAGAGCGAGGAGTTCAGGAGAATTCAACATGACAACAAGTAATAGTTCTATTTTTCGCATCGCCAAAGTATAACGCCCGTGTTTTTTCTGACACGGGCGTGTTTTATTGGTCTATTTGACTTATTATCATATTTAATATCTCTATGTTGAAAATTCGCTAGAATCAACATTCCTACGCTTGACATAAAGGCATCGCTTGGATATCTCAGGATTCGCTATACCACGGTTATACACTCTTACCGTCATTACCACTTTTCTTTTCTCTAAAAACAAATCTTCCGCCAGCCGAATTATCTGCTCTACTCTATCGTCATAATCACCAACCATATTAATTAGATTTTTTAAGGTAATAATTAAACAGTACAGCGAAAAAGTTTGTTTTGCAACACTCACATGTTATTAAGCAGAATCTTTCTCTCCTTGCCGGTTCCCGGACCTATCGTCTCTCTCTTGCTTCAACGACTCGGCCAACAGGCCTATGAGTTTCTCGATATTCCGGCTGTTCCTTTCGTTCGCCTCCGCGTTTTGCTTGCCTTGCGCCGTTAGATCATGTATGATATCTAGCAGTTCCCTTGGATTAAAGCCGTCACCTATTTCTTCCGGGATATCCACTGATCGTGCGGGTGGAACGTCAGAGGTTAGCATATCACCAACACCTGTAAGAAGCCATGCAATATTTAGATCAGGATAAATAGAAGATATTTTATCCAATGATGTTCTTCTGATACTATCTCCTATATTATTTACAAATCCAGTAGATAAACCCACTTTTTTCTCAAAGCCACCTTGACTAATACCTATATAGGCAAGAAATGATATTAATCTTTCCTTCGTCGTCATGCTGATTTTTTTTCTGTAAAATTATATGTTATCATGTTGCGGATGATACCATACAGATTAATAATATCCCTTTAGGGACTATACAAGCAATTTCCTAAAACCCACAACATTTACGAATATTGCCTTTATCAAAAACTCCTTATATCCATGTACGAAAAAAACGCACAAAGTTAAATAATATTTATGCTGAAAATATTTCAGCAAAACAATAATATATACTGAAATATTTTCAGTATGTTTGCATCATCATTCAATCACGCACAAAGATACGATAAAGATTGAAATAACGAAATGGCATAAACATGCCAAAATGATATAAGGTCCTTTAGCTCAGACGAACAGAGCGACGGTTTCCTAAACCGCAGGTCCCGGGTTTGAATCCCGGAAGGGCCACTAAAAAAGAGTTCTTTGACTTATTGAATAAAATCCTTATCCCCATAAGAGGATATACGCAAGAGATATAGGTATGGCGGGTAAGGTTATGATAGGCGAAGATACCGGAAGGGATGATGATCCCCGCTCCCGATGTAGTTTAATCGGTTCCGATGTTGGAGTCTACATATTTAATAATGTATATACAAAGGTTAGATATTACGTCGTGTCAGTGAAGTACGGATATTTCCGTATCGGTGTCAAACTGTCTATCTAACGCATAAGATACACTCCCCTACCCGTCTATGATTCGGGTTCGAAACCGTTGGAGGTTGTAGGGGAGCTATTATAAATAAAAAGGAAATGTAAATCATGCAGAAAAAAGTGGAAAGCAAAAGAAAGATCAGAGAAATGAAAGTATCTGAGAAACTATCATTCCCTATAGAAGTGTTGGAGACGGTTAGAAATAACGTGTCTCTGTTAAACGCTAAGTATTATAGAGAGGGGAGAAAATGGTCTTCCGTATCAAACAAGGAGGAAGGGATCGTTTATGTCAGACGCTTAACATGACAGATCATGGAAAGGGTATTCACCGAGTTAACCGAGGAATGTGATTACACGGCCCAGTATTACGCCGTGGGATTCGAGAAAAAGGAGATAGCCGAGAAAAAACACAGGTCGTTGCATACTATCATAAACCAGCTAAGGACGGCTTTCGAGATACTTGGCGTAAGGAACGGAAGGGAATTGGCCATAAAGCTATGCGAGAGACTGTGCGATATAAAGGCTAACGTAAATATACAACAGATGGTTCATTCGGCCGTGGCGTGCGTCTTGCTACTTATCCTTTGCGTGGATTCTCATCTGGAAATGAGAAGGGCAAGGCAAAGGTGCCGGTGCATAGCTAGAATAGAGATATCCTCTAGGGCTTTTAGAGGCTGTAGAGGGAGGAATATAACATTATAACAATAATAATATGGAGAATATAGCGGAATTACCGGCAACCCAAGTGACAGCCGGACAACTAGCGGACTTGATCATATCAAGGCTAGCCACCCAAAAAGAAGAAGATCCATCCCGGAAGTACGTGAGGGGACTAGATTCCTTGGCGAAATTGCTCCAAGTAAGTACATCCACCATAGCGAGATACAAGAAGAAGGGGATTTTCGGGGATGCCATAAAACAAAATGGCAAATATATCCTAGTGGACGTAAAGCTCGCTCAGGAAAGGTTCTTTTCCAAAAAGACGAGACCACATTAACAAGTCTTCCGGCTTATGGTCTTATCGCACCTGTGACGCATAAGCCGGAAGAATCTACTTATAATAAAAATTCTCCCACCCGTTATCATTCGGGTTCGAAACCGTTGGAGGTTGTGGGGGATCAAATCTATAAACAACATTAGTATGAGATACATATTTATATCATTTACATTGCTGGCCATGTTAGTGGCTAGCATCTTAAAGGTTTTAAATTATATCAATTGCAGTTGGTGGGTAATAACCTCGCCATTGTGGTTGTACTGTCTATTTCATATCATGCTATTAGTTATAGCATTTATATTTCTTTTTTATCCTTCTAAAAAAGAAAAAACGAATATTGATGATACCTCAAAGTCAAAGGTGGAGAAACTGCTTAAAGAAAACTTCGGAAGACGAAAGAATAACTGATAAACCAAATTTAATCTTATGAAAGAAAGAAGGATTCCACCCTAGGAATTACCTAGGGAAGGTAGCGAACCATAATAAATTCATATTATATCAATATCCGTAAGACAAAGGCTTGCGTCCGGTGAGAATCCGGTTATCCAGTTATATTATTATTCAGGGTTACAGGGGGTTCGAGTTCCCCCGGCTACCACGCTTAAATCACATTGCTAATTATTATACACTTCACAACCAAGACCTTAATATACCGCCGTGAGGCAGGAAGGAATATTAGTTTTTACTTAAACTGTGCCGGGGTGGGATTCCCCGGCAAACGCTCCCTTAGCTCAGTTGGTTAGAGCGCAACACTCATAATGTTAGGGTCGCCGGTTCAAGCCCGGCAGGGAGCACGCTTCATCCCTAGCGGATGCTATTCAATCAATTATTTCACTAAAGTGCAACGCAGGTCTCCGTCCGTGAGGATATGAGGCCTTTTCACATCAAGAAATTTAAATCAACAACATATGATAAAGAGAAAACAAGCATGGTTCTGGAAGATATTCCGGGCCATAAAGAGCATTATCATCTTCTCGCTAAGGATGATCGCAGCTACCATATTAGGGCTGATATCAATAGTGTCAATATTTGAGTGGTACGAAAAACCTCTCAATATTCACCTCTTGATCCTAGCGATCATATCAATCTTTATTGTGGTACACCAAATAGTTATAATGACTTATGAGTCAGAAAAATGATTTCGGGGTGATATACGTGGTGCAAGCCCCTTCAAGGCCTAACCGATCCAAGAAGGACGATATCCTAGACGAGCTAAATTCTCTTAGCAAGGAAGAATTGATAGAGATAAGAAAAGATATCATTAAACTAATAAACGATAAAAAATGAAGACATTCGAAGAATTAAAAGAAGATCTGCTTGAACGGGCTAAAAAACATCACGCTTGCCAAGATGGATACAGGATGGGATTAAACGCCAAAAGCAAACAAGACTTGCTGAAAGCGATAACCGATAATTGGTATTGGGTCTTGAGTACGTCCAAGATGATTGACGCAAATTACCTAGAAAAAAACTTTACTGAGGAGGAATTAACCGAAGCTGGCATTTACACAAGAAAAGAACACACCTCTAATGCTAAATCATTTGCTTGCGGCTCTGCCACGGTCAAGGCTTACGGCTCTGCCACGGTCGAGGCTTGCGGCTCTGCCACGGTCGAGGCTTACGACTCTGCCACGGTCGAGGCTTGCGACTCTGCCACGGTCAAGGCTTACGGCTCTGCCACGGTCGAGGCTTACGATAACTCATATGTTGAGGATTGCACAAAGAACATAAACTCAGTTTCCGATCATGGAATAGTCAAAGACTACTACAATCATAAGATATATATAAAGAAAGGAAAATTCAAGATTATCGAGATCAAATAAATTCCTTGCTTATCGATGGAGCTCATGAGAGACATCTACATCAAAGACCCCGACGGAGATTACGAGTACGACGGGGAGGAAGACAACGAGGAATATGAGGAGAGCATGGAAGAGCTTAGGTTCCTATGTGATTCATATAATTGGTAACATCCCGCCCTTACGAGGTGCAACCCCGACCCAGACCGGCAACCGATATCCTAGACAAGTGGTAGGCCATGACGATATCATTGGCCCGGTGGAAAGGGACACGGTAGTGAGGGAAGGGCGGCCGATGGTCTTAGTCCGGGTTCGACTCCCGGAGGCTGACGAATTTAAATACACGATAACATGGAGAAATCAGAAGAGATTGACAAATTAGCGATAGCGTTGGCCAAGTTCCAAGGATCGCTAGAGCAACCAAGCCTCAATTCCGAGGTCAAGGTAAGGACTAAAACGGGAGGAGAATACAAGTTTAAGTATGCGGACCTATCCGAATGCAAAAGGGCGGCGAAACAGCCATTAGCCGACAATGAACTTTCAGTATGTCAGCTAATAGAGGATGATTACTCTATCCGGACCATACTGCTTCATTCCTCCGGTCAATGGATATCGTCCAAGGTAAGGATGCCATCCAATACGGCGGACGCTCAATCCATAGGATCGGCCATCACGTACGCCAAGAGATACGCCTTTTGCGCCATCCTAGGCATCGTGGCTGACGATGACGAGGACGCTAACATAGCGAGCAGTAATACCGCCCAAAAGGAGCAGCCTAAGGAGCTGCCTAAAAAAACGGCAAACTCCAAAGTAAAGAAAGAGCTTACGAGAGATCATCTAAACAATGAGATCGCAATGAAATCCATATCGGAGTGGCTATACAATAAAGAGAAGATAGCCAAGGAGTCCAACCAACCATTCTCCGTAGAAAGCGTTATCAGCAATGCTTACATTATAGGAAAGGTAGAGATGGATTCTTTCGTAGAGATATACAACAACTATAAAATAAACAATAACCTGTCATGAGCAAAGAACTAGAGCTAAGCGGCAAGACCCCGCTAACGAAAAGCGAGATCGAGGCTTTATCCATAGACCTTTTGAACCCGGTACTGGAAGGTGAGGTAGATCCCGTATCACACGTCGTCAAGTTAAAGGCGATGCAAGAGACCATCAAGAGGACGCTGGACGATGACCGAATGAAAGACGCTGTCCTTTCCGAGATCGAGAAATACGGGAAGGAGCGCTCTTGGAACGGGGCCACGGTCAAGATAAAAGAGGTAGGCGTATCCTACGACCACTCCAATTGCAATGACCCGGTCTACGCTAGGCTGATCGAGGAAAGGACGATTCTCGATGCCAAGATAAAAGAACGGGAGGCGTTCCTGAAGACGGTACCGGACAATACCACGGTCGTTGATGACGAGACCGGGGAGATATACACGATCCATCCGGCGATACGGATGGCAAAAACCAGTTACTCTATAACTTTTAATAAACAATAAATATGGCAAATTTATACGGCTCAATATGCTTGAGCGACATACCGAAGGAGTTGATGAAAAAAGTAATGACGGCCAAGGGAGAGAAGATCTTCCTCAATATCTCGATCGGGGAGAAAAAAGAGCCTGTCACGTTCGACAACCGCACCTATACGCATTATGTGTCTTGCGCCCCAAGGAAAGAGGAGCGAAAGGAAGGCGTTTATTATGGCATAGGTGACTTGATGGAATCCACGTTCAAGAGCAACATCCCCTCGCCGGAGGATATCAACAACGCCCCATCGGTCGATGATTCGGATCTCCCCTTTTAATCATGGAACTATACTTGCTCAACACCGCCAGCGGATTGAGGCCATGCTATGATTCCGACTATGACGAGAAGAAAAAACTCAAGCTAGGTAAGATCTACAAGGCCAAGATAACGCTGGCACGGAACTACGACTTCCTAAAGAAGTATTTCGCCTTGATAAATTGCGCATGGTCTTACCAGAACGAGAAGACCACGGCGCATTTCAAGGAGAGCGTGGAGTGCTTCCGGAAGACCGTAGAGATCGCCGCCGGGCATTGCGATACGGCCTATAGCATATCACGTAAGGAATGGATAGAGATCCCGAAGTCGATAGCCTTCGACAAGATGGACGAGGCCGAGTTCATGGATCTCTACGAGCGTGTGAAGGACGTGCTTTTCTCGATATTCCTTCGGGGTATATCAGAATACGATTTCATGAGAAACCTTTCGAATTTTTAGTCATGAGAAAAAGCGACAGGCCTCCAAATTACCTGATCGACAAGATCGTGAGGCATACCAACATTATTATTACCGCTTCTTATGGCAGCGTCAGATACAAGGATGCGGCCAGACTCCTTAAAAAGGAGGTCAAGAAGCTGGAAACCTATAAGAGATACGATAATGAGAGATTTTAAATACTGCCTCAATGAGGCTTGCTCTAAAAAGCATTGCCTCTGTCATCAACGGCAGAGGCATTGGACAGACCCGTCTAAAAAAGAAGGGGAAACTGTGAGGCCGGAATCGGCCTTACTTGACGGGAATACTCCTTGCAAAGGGTATGTCCCACAATACGAAAGAAGAAAATATAATATTAAATATTAATGATATGGGAAAGAGAAAAGAAGGTTCTTACAACTTTGACAAGAACGTACAAATGTTTTTGGCTTGCGCAAAGGACGATAACCGTCCCGCTATGGAATGCGTATATTTCAAGGGAGATTGGGCCTACGCCAGTGACGGATATATTATCGTTAAAAACAGGATATCCGAATGCTCAAACCTTGACGAAGCCATGATACAGGCGTTAGACGGCAAATTGCTGCATAGTCTATTTTTTAAGGACATGTTGAAATATGATGACATCCTTATCTCTGATGACGGAATAGAGTGCCATAAGAAGAATGACAAGGCGTTCTTCTATTTCGCGGATGAGAACTTAAAATATCCAGACGCAGAGAAAGTGATACAAAATCATCTGGCAAAACCCAGCGTTCCGCTTCCTCAAATATCCTTTAACATGGGCTTATTCGACATAATGAGGAAAGCTTTATATGAATGCGATCGATGCACGGCTACTTTCAAGGGCGTTAACGATGCCATCATTTTTGACAGCATGGTAGAAGACGTAAGCAGTATCGGATTAATCATGCCTTTATACAATGAGGCGTTAAATCAAGAAGCTAATTAATATTAGAGTGAGTTTTCCATAGTATTTGATTTGGGTTAGTTAATGATTATCCCCGCCGTCCGTGAGGATTGCGGGGAGCTCGGGAGGTTATCACATCGGTAAGTGATTAGAGGTGCGCACCCAATCAATACGATTAAGGGCGGTTCGACTCCGTCACCTCCCACCAACAACAAATAACAACATGGATTTCGGTAACGACATTCCGGATTACGATCCGGACGATTTTGACAATTACGATTATGAGTGACATTTTTCAAAGCCTGTTATTATCCTTCGGGGTGATAACGTTCATATTCGCTATCCTAGCGATAATTTTTATTGTATTAATCTTGATAGACGACAAGTACAAATGAGGAACATCGAATCACAGACCCAGCAAGCTTGCGTCAGATACTTCCGTCTCCAATACCCGAGATACGCAGGATGCTTCTTTAGCGTCCCGAACGGAGGACGGAGGGACACGGTAACCGGGGCTATACTGAAAGCGGAAGGGGCATTGGCCGGGGTCGCCGATCTGTTCCTGTCAGTCCCGAATAACGTCCATCACGGTCTGTACGTGGAAATGAAGACAAGAAAAGGCCGGCAACAGGACAGCCAGAAGGCATTCCAGAAGGCGGTAGAGGCTCAAGGGTACAGATATGAGATATGCCGATCGCTGGACGATTTCATCACGCTTATAAAAGACTACTTGAATGGCTAAGAAACCTACCAAGCAACCCGAGCGTATCAGATGCGCCGATTGCGTGCACGGCAAGCCTCACAAGGGTCTGGCCGTATGGTGCGAGATATTGAACACCGGGAGGGTAGCGAACTCCTTCCGGTATCGTGACAACTATAAACGATAACTTATATGAGAACGATCAAAGCGAACACGAAGGCAAATGGGGATATACTCCCGGAGCCTAAATTCAAGAGGATACCCGTAAGGGTTGACAAGAACACGATCATCCTCGTAAGGGAGGGTTTGAACGTGGAAGAGCATCTAAAAAGATTCAAGGACAAGGACAACACGCCACCGGGATATATCCCGTGGTTCTAAAAAACTTCAATTTGTTTTACATTAAAAAAAGAGCGACCAAAATGATTAAATCATGATAATAGAAATCTTAAACTATCTAAGAGAAAAAAGAGACATCAAACTGAGGATGTCTCTTTTAAGCAAGGCTGGAGGATATACGATACAAGAACTCCCAATGGTATATTCATTCGTTCTAGGAGGTTTCCACTCCATTCTTGAACTAAAAGAGTTCAGGGAATGGAAAGAGCAAAAACGAAACAATGAGGTTATCGACCCTTCTCGACCGACACCGTTATAGCTTAATATGGAATCGAATTTAGAATGTGAACAAGATCTGTTTTATAACATGCGATGAAATAAAATTGATTATATTCTTTGCGTTTCGTCTTATATGCTTTACATTTGCATCATAATTAGGCTCATGGCTACGCACATCCGAAAGCGTCCTTGCAAATGCCGCTATTGAATAATGGATGTGTCAACCCTTGGGCATTTTTTTTCAAAAATACTGTCCATTGTTGAGCATGGTAGTGGTATGGTAACGCCACGATCGGATAACGGCCATAGCTGAACAGTGGATTTTTTTTGCGTTGCAAAGATTATACTAGATTAAGTGACTAATATTTCACATGATAACAATGGAACTTGTAGGAGCGGTAACAACATGTATAGTAGCCATTCTTGGAGGTGTCTGGTTTATGCTTCAAAAGGCATTTAGATTAGGGGAGCTTAATAAGGCATTGCAAGATATAGACAATCGCACTTGTAATGCTAAATGCGAGTTGCACGATAATGACATATCTGAGATAAAGAGAGATTTAACAGCCATAAAGGATGATATAGTGGCTATAAAATCAATCTTGATAATGAAACATAAGAACGCTTCAGATGTATTCTCTATGAAAAACAGTCCAAGGAAATTAAACGCGAACGGTGAAAGGCTATTCAAGGATATCAAGGGTGAGGAATTCTTGAGACAAAACAAAGATCTCCTTTTCTCTAAGATTGATCAGCAAGAGCCAAAGACCGCTTTTGACGTAGAGAACTATGCAAGCATGGTTTGCTACGCTATAACCGGTGATGATATATTCAACGGGATGAAAAACTTCGTGTACAACTCACCGACTTACATATTGAAGAATGACAAGGGGGATGACACCAAATATGACATATCTCTTCCGGATATATGTTTCGTCCTAAGCATACCTTTGCGTGACATGTACTTAGCGGAACACAAAGACATACCACAAGAGTAATCATAAGGTATACATAATCATAGAGAGCGGACAAATTAATTTTTGCCCGCTTTTTGTTTGGCATTTTGAATTTGAGTTGTATCTTTGCGGTGTTCACGCCAAGAACATGACATATTAGCATGAGTAAATGGGTATATTTTTATGCTCATTTGAAAGCGTATATCATAAAGATATAAGGCTGTCACTCCCTTTGGATACCCACTGCTCACGCTGTGTGTACTGTTCTTGGCGGAACGGGAGGCGACAGCCTTTCTTATTATTTACTCAAATACTTGTCCTGAAATGCCAAGAACAGAAAGTATCGGAGTTAAGTCGAATAATAGTAAACTTATCTCATGGGCTACATTAGCCCGTATCTACAACGCATTACCCTGTGAGGTGTGCAAGTGTGAAACCATAGAAGACGCTAAAGCATATTCCAAGGCGTTGCTCATCCGCTTTATTTATCGCAGGATTGGAGAAAGGAGGTGCGCTATGAGTACTCCAACAGCACGTCAACAAACTATCAAGATCAACCGCCTATCCAAGGAAAACGACCAACTTTCCAAGGAATTGGAGCACGTGAAAGAACAGCTCAGATGGTCTCGCATCACGTCCTCGCAAGAGACGGAGCTAAAGAACTCATGCTTCTTCTTCATCGCCGCCAAGGGGCTATTCACTGAATGGCATGAGTGGCACGACAAGAGGATAACAGAGAGGTTGATGGACGAGATCAAGAGGACTATCAAATAGCCCTACCCTACTCACGTATTAAGATTTTAAAAGCCCCGGTCTAGGCCGGGGAGTATATTGTATTGTCTAAAAAATAAAACTACATAAAAATGACACACCTAAAAAGAAATAAGCATGGCACGGATAAGGACAATTAAGCCTAAATTCTGGGACGATTCCAAAATAGGTAAGATCAGCAGAGACTCCAGACTCCTATACATAGGATTATGGACTTTCTCCGATGATGTCGGCGTTGTGATCGGTGACACGATATGGTTAAAGTCTAAGATATTCCCGTATGACCAAATTCAGGTTCAACAGTTTGAGAAATGGTTATCAGAGCTTGCGACAAATGGATTTATATGTCAGTTCTCTTATAATAATGAGAATTTCATATATCTGCCTAAATTCGCTCGGCATCAAGTGATAAACCGACCGAATGTTGACGATTTGAACATACCTAAAAACAAGTTAGACAATATCTTATCAAAATTCACTGAACAATCACTGATTAATCACAGAACGTTCACTGAACAATCAGTGCCTATAAAGGAAGAGGAAAAGGAAGAGGAAAATATAACAGAAGATTCTAACGAATCTCCTGTATGTGCGACTTCACAGCCGCACGATGGACGGATTGATTACGCGGAACTTGTCAAATTTTTCAATGAAAAAACGCAAGGAGCGTTCGGGAATATACGGATGCCTCTGTCAGACAAGCGAAAAGGGATGATAAACGCACGTATCAAGACATACGGGGAAGAAACCTTCGCGAGGATGATACAAATGGCTTTAAACAGCGATTTTCTCAAAGGCCAGAATAAAAATGGCTGGCGAGCCTCTTTTGACTGGCTTATCAAGCCAACTAATTTCGAGAAAGTAATATCAGGTAATTATGACAACAAAAATAGGGCAAATACTCAACAATGCAACCGTGATCCAAACGAGTTCCTTCGAAATATCGCAGAGGGAATCGCCAGAGCCGATTTCGAGGAATCCAAACGGTGAGTGTAGCGTAAGTCTCTATACCGGGGATTTAGCTGATCCACGAGAAATAGCCGTATCTATCAGCAGATTGATGACCGCATTCCCGAAAATGGGAGATCCGTTCTTCAATTTGTTAGCGGAAAGGGTAAGGGCGAATAAGTTCACCACAAAACGGCTTAATGACGCTATCAACCATCTTATTGACAATTTCAACTACAAGGAGCTTAACATAGCGGATATCATCAAGTTTGACAAGAGAGCCAAGCTATACTCTTACAACGACGTATGCAAGATGGTGTCCAAGGGAGAGGCAACGTTCTCTGACTTTGCCGTTAAAGAGATCAATGGGACACATTACAGGGTAAAGAAAACAGATATAGAGTAACATGGAAATAACAGAGAGATTGAGAAACACCCCTACCGGTTTGATCGTGTTGGTAGGAGACATGAAAATTATCGTGGAAAAGTACAGGCCGTATTACAACGGTCAGAACAAGATCCCGTGCAGGGGATGCGTCTTCCGGGACGAGGGTGCGAGATTCTGCGAATACTCATCTGCTTGCATGGCCCATTTGAGGCCAGATCACGAGAGTGTGGTGTTTGCCAAAACCAAGGAGATATGACACATGGATCATTATTTTCTGGCGTGGGCGGATTTGAGACCGGAGCGGAATGGGTTGGTATAGATACTTTGTGGAACTGTGAGATTGAGCCATTCCAGAGGAGTATATTAAAAAAACATTTTCCAAATACAAAGCAATATGAGGACATTAAAGAATTGTCAAACCCCGGATATGTGGACATCATTAGTGGAGGATTTCCGTGTCAAGACATCAGTATTGCCGGAAAACGTGAAGGTATTAAAGGGAAACGGTCCGGCTTATGGAGTGAGATGTATAGAATTGTACGGGAGGTTAGACCTAAATACGTCATCATTGAAAACTCGCCAGCTCTCGTTATTTCCGGTCTCGAACAGGTCCTATGCGACCTTTCCCAAATCGGGTATAATGCGGAATGGCAATGTATATCAAACTACGCTTTTGGATACCCACATAAAAGGGAAAGACTTTACCTTATTGCCTACTCCAATAAAATCGGATTACAAAGCGACATTTGCAACGATGGATACTTTAACTCGACATTTAAAGAGTGGACATCAGATACGAGTGTCGGATATACTTGCGCAAAAAGGATTCTTGAAATCCCAGCGCATAGCATTGTTAGAAATGATGATGGGTTTCCCAATTGGACACACAGAGTTGGAAGTATCGGCAATGCGGTAAATCCAACAGTGGCAAAATACCTGTTTGAGTGTATTAAAATATTCGACAGCAATTTAAAGAAAGACATTCATCATAGTTGAAAACTGCATTCATCTATGATGAGATAAATTAAAAAACAGAGAAAATGACAAATGAGGAATTGAAGAAATATAAACGGCCATTACCAATGGCATTTACGATGCTTCCGATCGATTTCATATATGAGCATATCGAGGATGAGTACGGAGTCTACGAGACGGGTATGTTCACCTACAAAGGAAAGGATATTCTCATAAATAAGGAAATGGGTGAATGGCATCTGTCCGTATCAGCCAATCACACGCTCGGATATTACGAACTGAAAGAGATACGATACAAGTTTATGCCGGACAGCATGCAGGTAGCTCAGATATTCCCTCCACGTAAGGAATTTGTTAACCTGCACGAGAATTGTTTCCACCTGTACCAAATCAAATTCGATAAATAAGTCATGAAGCAATACAACGATTGGGAAGAGATCGACAAGGACACGAACGGCCTTGTCACCTCACTAACCTACATGGTGCTTTTCTTGAACGACCAAGTGTATAACTACACGGTATCACTCATGGAGGCCATAAGGAATAGCGAGCACTACAGGCATAACGCAAAACGGACGGCCAACGCTATCGAGAGGGGGATAAACGCTTATAACACCAACATCTTCCGGATAGCCAAGGCCAACAAGGAGGCGTTCGCCGAGATAACGCAAAGCATGGAGGAGGACGTGCAACCTCATATAGACCGGTACTACTATACGATCAGCCAGATATTGCTGGATCACGGGGTATCGGGCTCATCTAACCGGATCGCATCCCTGTCATCCACGATAAACATGTTGGCGCAGATGTCTAGGATCACGATATACGATTTCGGCGAAAGGATGCGGGGGATCGTCCCGTTGGCGTACAATCCCCTGTCCTATCTAGATTTGGGCAGGGTAGAGTTCCTAAGTGACCGGTTATCAAGCGAGGTCACCGGGAAGGACGTGAAAATAAACTTAAATGAGCAGCCCGAGATCGTGAAGGCGTTCACGGCGATAACGAACGCTATACTTGATCCGAGGGTGTTCAATAAGGCTTTTGAGAAAGCCGGGTAATTAACTATTTAATCCAAATTGATATGAGAAATAAAGAACTAATCGCTCTATTACAAGAGCAAGACCCGGAAGCGGAGGTAATGATCCGCACGTCCGACGATCAATATTACTACGATTTAGTGGAAGTGTTCACGGATAAGGATGGGGATGTCATAATACAGGAGGGGTAGATATGGAAGAGAAAATAAAACAATGTCCCGAGTTTCCTTTTTTCGGCGCATCTTATCCAGACGCACGTTGTATCAATGGATATTTATGGGATTTGGATAAATGTAACGAAAACGGAGAACTATATGGAGAGGGTGATATCCCTTGTCCGTTCTGCAAGACCGAGGAATTTATTGAGCATGATCCTTTTTCCAAGGAAGATGAGTTCTATGAAGGTATTGAGGATGAAGAAAAAGCCAAGGAAAAAGCTCGTGAATGGTACTTATCTTACATTAACAAATTGAGGGAAAGATGGAATTTAAAATTTTGCTAATAAATAGAAATCATGAATCAAATTTGCACGAATAAAGAACAATCATCCCGGCTATTAGAGGCCGGGGTGAGACCGGAGACGGCGGACATGTCGTATCACTTTACGAGAAGCCGAGTGCCTACGTTGGAGTGGGAACTACAAACAAAACCGCCTACATTGAGAGGTAAGTTTTGGACACCGCAAAGAATAGCTAAACTTGCAATGCCTTTTAATAGGCGTCCTGATGGCACACACATGACGGGGGAAGAAGTGTTTGACAATCTATGGGGCAAGGATGTCCCAGCATGGAGTTTGGCTAAGCTGATAAACATGATGCCCGATCAAATAGAATGTGAGGGATACAACTATTACCTATTCATACTTCCACGAGATAAAGAATTCACTATAAAGTATTCCGCAGGAAGTAACCTTGCCCAGTCATATTGCAGGGAGAGCCTTTTTGATGCTATCACTGAAATGATTGAATGGCTTATCAAGGAAGGATACCTTGACAAGAAATACCTAACAGATAAATGTGGAGACTGCAAACTTATCGAGGATGAAGACGCAAACGGGGAAGCTTGGTGTTCATTTCACCAAAAGCCGGTAAGGTGCGATAGTAGAGCTTGTGAGGATATTTTAGAGAAAGGAGTACAAAATGCGTGAGATTAAATTCAGGGGACAAATAAACAATGTCATAACAGACAATGAAGGAAATGTAATTAAAGAGTTTAAATCTTGGGTATACGGTGATTTGCTTCACAGACCTAATGGTGTTCTTCATTTACTTACTCTTAAAGATGAAGGGTTTTACGAAAATCATGCGATTGATCCAGATACCATAAGCCAGTTCACAGGCCTAAAAGACAAGAGCGGAAAGGAGATTTACGAGGGGGATTTAATAAAAGCCCCAAGCGGACGTATTTATGCCGTTATATTCTCAACATGGAAACATGAAGAGAAAAGAGAGTTTCCCAAAGTAATTGACTTGTATGAACATACAGGATGGTGCATATCCCTAGATGGGGTTAATCCATGTGAACTGCTAGACTTTGAGGTGTGCCAAGGAAGTGTTATAGGCTCAGTGTATGACAATCCCGAACTACTGAAAGGAGGTAATCATGAAAGCAACGTATAATACCATCGATTGGGAATATCGTAGATATGAGATTGCAAAAGAAATGATGGCAGCGTTTCTTAGCAATTCAAGCAGAGAAGTCTATGAAGGCTCTTTTAAAACACAAGCAGAATATGCCGTAGCTTTTGCCGATGCACTGATAGAGGAATTGAGGAAAGGAGGATCAAATGATTAAGGTAACGCTTATAGACTAATAAAGGAAGGAGATGCCTGCACATCTCCTAAAAAACAGCTAGGCTTACTTTTTATCGCTCACCAAGAAAGAGAAGTAACGAGAGGTCTTAGGATAGATTCTCTTACCATTCTTTACGATGTAGCGACAGAAAATACGAGTCTTGCTGTCTTCGTGCGTTTGGTCTTCCACATTAAACACCTCCTTTCCGATTTGCCTGACGACCTGCATCGTCAAGCTATATTTAGCTACGCCCTGTCAAGCGAAACTAAAAAAAGCCCAAAGTTACAGGACAATGGGCTTGTGTCTTTTCTCGGACAAGGGAGATAGGACAAGGAGGTGAATGACAGTTCACCAGATTGGAGGTGTTAATGTTCCAACCAAACGCAATGCAAATATACAGGTTTACCGTGTACTAACAATGTGTGGTTAGCAATATTTAAATATTATTTAAAATCATGGAAAGAGATATTGATAAGAGACAGACGGTAGAAGAAGCGGCTCATTTCTTCGCTGAAAGCAGGAGTAGCGGTAGTGCATTCCCGGCGTATTATCAGGGATTTATAGCAGGTGCCGAATGGCAGGCAAAGCAATTACCGTGGATAAGCACAAAAGATAAGTTACCTGATGATGAAGATCTGGTAATAACTGGCTGCTGGTGTACTGATTATTTTAAATACTTACAACAGGGTTGGTATTGCAGAGAATGTAATGAATGGTATGATATTAATGGTGATAAAATTTGTGTTACCCATTGGATGCCTATACTCGATCTGAGGAATAGTATTAACCGAGCCTTCAAGGGAGGCTCATAATAAAAAGAATAGAAGATATCGCTTGCTTTTCCGGGAAAATTCGTAAGTTTGCGGTGCGAAGATTACACATAGGCACCGCAAGCGAGTGGTCCAGTAGAGAATGAGAGAAGTATAAGCAGCTCCCATAATCCGTTCATGTATCTCTACGATATGTGTGGTCTTCGCAAACTAGGATTATGAGGGGTTGCTCTTTTTTTATTCATCTAATGCGAAGACCAGATGAAGCAAACAATTCTTACAAGAGAAAGTAGCACCGTAGAAATCAGACGCTACTTCATGGCAGTACTCAAGCTGTCAAAATCAGATCAAGAGTTCCCCGTGAACCTTGACGAGGTATATCCTTTAGTGTACAACAAGAGATCGGATGCCGTAGATGTCTTGCAGAAAACATTCATGCAAGATATTGACTATCAAGTTTTGCGGCAAAATCCGCAAAACCCAAAAGGAGGAAGGCCAAAGATCGAGTATCGACTATCCGTGCCCTGCATGGAATTTTTTATCGCCCGGAAAATACGCCCGGTGTTCGAGGTATACCGGAAAGTCTTTCATACGACTGTAGCTAAAAACGCATCAATCCCATTGGAAAGCAAAAAGATCCAAGAACTAAAGAAGGATATCTCAATGTTAGAGAACCGTCTTAAATGGGCCAAGATCACCTCTCAGCAAGAAACCGATCTAAAGAACTCATGTTTCTTTTATCTCGTAGGAAAAGGTCTGTATACCGAATGGCACGAATGGAATCAAGAGCGTATAACCAAAAGGATCACGGAAGAGATCAAGAGATCACTCAACATTTAAATTTTAAAATCAGGTTATTATGGAATCAAAATTAATATTGTCAAAGAATAGTAGCGAGAATGAAATAAAACGTTATTTCAAGGCTGTTTTAAAATTAGCTCAATCTGATGATGAGTTTCCAATCAATCTTGACGAAGTTTGGCCATTAGTCTATTCTGAAAAAGGGAAGGCCGTTAGAGCATTGACTTCAAATGAACAATTTATTGAGGGGGTTGATTACAAGACGCTTGCCCAAAATGGCAAGCAAGATGAAACAAGCTGGGGAGGAAACAATAAGATTGACTATAAACTTACCGTTTCATGTATGGAGTTCTTTATAGCGAGAAAAGTAAGACCAGTTTTCGAGGTGTATAGGAAGGTATTTCACAAACCAACGGAACAAACGTTATCGCTATCCGACAAAATGAAGGCGGCTTCGTGGGCGGCAAAATTCCTAAACTTAAATGATAGCTCTAAATTGCTCATGGCAAAGCAGATACTCGATCCATTGGGTTTGCCTACCCCGGACTATACGGAATCCAAGGATCAATTATTGTCAGCCACTGAACTACTGGGAATTAACGGATTAAAAATATCCGCACAGGCATTCAACGCAAGAATGGCCGCAAAGGGGTTGTTAACGACCTTGCAACGACAATCCAGCAAGGGCATGAAGAAGTTCAAATCCTTGACAGCTGCCGGGCTTAAATATGGGGAGAACCAAGTAAACCCTAACAATCCCAAAGAAACACAACCTCTGTATTACGCTCATCTATTCAGTGGGTTATTAAGCGATATTGGACTATAACAGGCACATCAAGTGCCGTATCCGGGCCATCACCTCATGAAAGTTGACAGGCTCGAAATCGAGAGAATCAACCAACCGATCTAGTTCACGTCTGGAGGATTCTCTCTTTTCTGTATGTTGCTTACCTTTTTTCATTATTAACGAGTGGACACCATAAGAAAAACAATAAGATTATCCACATATACCCTGTACCTGTTGTGTCCCTTTGATAAGGGAGAGGTCTAACCAAATGCGAGGATGATCGTTTAAGCCGTTTCGCCTGCAACATCCTCTTTCGTGTCTGATCCATCTTCTGTTTGTTTAGGTGATATATTGTTCCAATTCATCCCCCCAATCATAGAAGCCACTTGCGAAACCATACCTTGAGGATCATCCGTGTCCTTCAAATCCAAATCCTTTTGAAGAAAGTTATATATTTCTTCCGCTAAAGGAGTAAACTCCAATTTTTCCCCTTTTTCGCGCGCCTCATTTACGGATTCCGTCGCAAGACGAGCGGCCTCAATTTTTAAATCTGCTTTTGTTACCATTTTCTTTTCTTTTTTTTTGTTGATAAATATGTCTGTTTATCTCGTTTTTATGACAATTGCAATCACAAATGAACAGCTGGATATCGGGAGCTAGCTTTCCTCCTATGTACCCGCTTAGGTAAGCTATCTCTTCTCCACCCACATCCATATTTAAGGCTATAGCCATGTGATCGGTCAAGTGCCGGCACTCGTGGAACAACGAATTGGAGAACTCCCTGTAAGACGAGGTCCGGCCTATCACCATGACGGATTCCCTTCGCCGGTAGTTGGAATAAGTAAGTCCCACGTCCAGCTTGCAGGAGCCTACGTTGCCATAAGCCTCCCGTATCTTGCTTTCCGGGCAACCGACCCTCCTCAATAGGGCTATGATATCGGATGTCCTCGAGCAGGTGACGTTATACAGTACGTGGATCACCCAATCGTATCTCTTGATATGGTAATCCCGTCGTATCATCTCCTTACCGTCTTGAACTCCCGCTCTATCCTCCTCCTTTGTTGCCGGGTGAGATTGGTTGCCTTGAGATTGCCCACCACCTCGGATACCTTGTCAAAATCCTTCTCCGGCATACTCGCCAGCACGTCCTTGGGGGACTCTCCCTTCAAGATCCTCAGTATGTAGCCCCAGCCTCCCATCACATCATCTCCTCCCAGATTATAGGCGTGCCGGACCCGATGCAATCAGCGTAGAACCGGGTGAACACTATCCCGTCGTAAGCGTCCGGATCGTCGCAGACGTTCTTGACATAAAGAGCGGCGTACTGCTCGTTAGGCACGGAGGAGCCAAGGTAATCGGCCTTGCACATGTTGGCGGCGTAAACATAATCGTATCCACCCTTTTTCTTCACGTCAACGCTATACTTCTTTAGCATCTCATCCACCTGCTCCTTGGTGAAAGGGGTTATCTTGACCTTTTTCCCGTTTCCGTCCTCCTTCTCCATCATGGATACGGCCCAATCGCACATGGCCTTGGAGAAATGCCAGCCATACGCCTTCAGGTAGGATCGCATGCCGGAAGGGAAATCATCATACATATCTAGTCTCATATTCCTCTGTTTTTTAGGAGGGGGAAACCGGTCCCCCCTCATGGTTATCTACGATATCGTCTCGAGTAGCGTCCGGTGCCCGGCACCCCACGGCGATTGCCATAACCGCCACCGGATGATCCACGACCGCCGCCACGGTTGCCGTAGCCGCCACGCTCCCACATCTCACGGAACTCGTCGTCGTCCTCGAACTCATCGTCTTCGTCTTCCTCCATGCGGTTGCCATAGCCTTCCATGGCCTTCCTCTTTCCTTCCTTACAGCCAAGCTTATAGGCCTCCTTCGCCAGTTCCAACATATCCTCGTCTTCCATGGCGTCGAATTCCTCGATCAGCTCTCTCAGTTTTCTGCTATATGTTCCCATATTATCCTGATTTTTTATTGTTATTACCTTGTTTCTCAAAAAGAATCTGCTTAATTTCCTCGATACCGCCACCAAACAATCTTTTCATCTCCGCAATCTCGCTCTCAAGATTGGCAATCTTATCCTCCTGCTCTTTCTCCTTCTTGAACTGGGGATTGAGTTGGGTAAGCATAAGCTCGCAATTATCTATGATGGACTTATGGGCCTCTATGCTATCCAATACCTGTCGGCTATTCTGCAACATGGAGCTTATCTCTTGGTTCATCATGGCCAGATCGCACGCCAATACCAGTTTCTCGCCGTTGTCAGGCTTATAGTCCGCTATGGACTTATCGGCCGGTACGGAAGATAGTTTAACCATGTCGTCGCCTACTTTGACCGTTAGATCGATAACCATCTCCGGTTGCAAGGGAGGGTAGCCCGTATTGAAATTTTGCGGTTTAGGTCTCAGGTTTTTAGTTTCCACCACGCTACCTACCTCGCAGAAAGGCTTGTCTGTCTTATGAAGGATAAAATATTGGTTGCCTTCTCTTAGTTCCTTAAATGTCATTTTCTTCTTGATTTAAAGAGAACCGGGTATTATCCCGGGTTCTCGTTATTTATTTCTCGTTACGTTCGCCTCCGCTCTGGTATCGCCCACTTGGGCGGACGGAGTAGGATTGCTTGATGCCTTAACCCCTAGAAGACGGAATATCCCCTGAGGCTTATTGAACCAAACAATATGCTCTGTATAACCTCCTAACATAGGCGATCCGTTAGCGGAGTCCACAGGGACGTTAACGTCATTCCCTGTCACCTGTACGTTATGGTGGTCAACAACCGGAATCCGGCTAGTACCCGCCTGAACGCCTTGTGACGGGACTGTCGTGGCGTATCCGTTGGGAACTATAACGTTCACGGGATAAGAAGCCTCCGTGGTCGTAACCGGATGTCTAACTCTCCAGATCAATACCCCAACATCTGGGAGGGCGCACCATACGAACGGATTGAGTCCGAAATCGATCCTTGGTTCCTCTCCATCGGGGGTGGATACGGCCTTGCCCGTCGTTGACACGACATAGATGCCGTTCTGGTCAACCCTCGGGACGCAAGTCCTTACGTTTAATCTCGCTGTCATGACAGGGCCTCCTTATACTAAGCCTCCATTATACGCGCATCCGCATCCCTCACGGGTCACTTGTACCTGCATCGGGTTGCAACAGTTGGGGTTCGGGACGAAATAGGCCGGTATCGGACATGGAGCCTTTAGCTGGGACACGATGTTGGCGGTCTGTGCGGCCTGAGAGATTCCAAGCTCTAGGGCTGACTTCTCTTGACGCAACGTGTCAATCTTGTTTTGCATCTCTCTCATCTCCAACTGGCAGAACTTGTCGTTGATGATCTGGGTTTGAGCGTCAATCTTGGCTCCAAGGATGTTAAACTGCGTATTGGCGTTACCGGACAAGGTGTTCGTCTGATTGACAATGGCCAATTGATTCTCATAACCTTGCGTAGTGATAGCGTTACGAACGTCGCAGCAGCAAGAGGCGATCTGGCTCAACAATTGGTTGTTACCGGATTGAACGGCGTTGATGATTTGCTGAGAGGATAAGCCTACTTGGTTACCCACGCTCTGGATCTGTCCTTGGATCTGGCAGATAGCGTTTTGTAATTGCTGGGTTGAGCAATTCAAGGAAGATGACAATTGGCTGATAGCCGTTCCGTTTCCTTGGATAGCGTTCATCAACAATTCACGACCAGCGTCATTGTTCAATTGAGCCGGTAATCCGTTAGCCCCGTTGTTGCCGAAGCCGTTGCCACCCCAGCCTCCCCATACGAAGAACAGGAGGATGATCCAGATCCACCAGCAACCACCACCGCCCCAAGCGTCTTGATTGCCCTTATTGTTCATCAAAGCCGCTACCAAATTGGGGTCCAATGATTTTCCACCACCGCCCATCAAGCTCGGGAGAAAGGCCATGATGTCAAACTTACTTCCACCGGAATTACCTCCTTCGGGAGTACCGATAAAATAATTTCTATCCATTATCTTTAATTTTGTCGTTAATCCGGCACCATTACCGGACACGACAAAAATCATGAGAAGGGCTTTGCTAAATAAATATCTCCTTGCTAGCTTGTTGCGAAGTTGTTGCTAGTTCTTTGCGGAAGGGGATGAGACAAAAAAAGCGCCGCCAATTTGTATTGACGACGCTTTTACCTTTTAAGGGAGGCTTTATAATGATATGGAAAGGAGCTCTTCTCCTAATTTATGCAAGGCTTTTTCCAATTTTAAGCTTTGTTCGGGTCTAGGATTTCTTCCTCCAGAAGCATAATGCCATAATTGTTTTTGATTTATCCCTGTAATACGTTCTAAACCAGCCTTTGAAAATATGCCAGAATAAAACTCCAACAAAGACCGTACATCCATTTTAAACACCAACTCGTAATCACCTTGCAACTCTTCCGGAATATCACAGCCTAGCTCCTCACATTCCGAAACAAAGGTATCAATAGATTCTATCATACCCATTTTTATCTCATCAATAGTTTTACCGGTAGCTATTATACCGTCCAAACCATCAATATAAGCCGAGTAATTATTGTCGGCCCGTTCAATGATAACTCTTAGTGTGTGCATACATTTTGTCTTTTTTTCTTCTTATGTTTTCCATGTATTAATTCAAAAGTTTTCTGGAGGCGGCATCAGCAGGACTATTTAAGTCCTGCCTCCCTTAAAACGGAATTCAACGTCCCTTCCTTTAGATCATCGTTGAGATTACCCGGAATTACTATGGGTCTTCTGGCTCCTTTCCTATAGTAAATCCTATGATCTCCACGCATCCGGACAAAACGCCATCCGTTTTCTTCAAGTAAGGATATAACATCCTTGACTCTCATTACCATTTATCCTCCTTTCTTTTTTAATTATAAAAAAAGATAACAAACAACGAAGGTTTGATAGGGGCAAAGGTAACTATAATTCTACTATCTCCAAACAAAACGATAACTATTTTTCTACTATTTCGTATATACAACTATTTTAAGATCAAAAAAGTTCACGAATATAGAGGATTTTCTATAGCTAATTTTTCCTTCACGCTTTCTAATACTCCTCTCAGGAAATAACTCCTCCTTATCCTGTCCGGGTACAAGTTACGCATCCGGTTGACGGCTTGCCTCGTCATTCCAGTCAGATCGGATATGATATTGTCGCTCAACTTGCGATCGGCCAGTATGGTTATAGCCACTCCCCTAGCGTCAACGTTCCTCTCCTTGTTGTTGCTAAACATCATTACCGGATCGGTCCCGCACTCCTTGCAGACTGCCTCTATCACTTTTTTGTAAAAAATTTCCACCTTATTCATAAACTTTTTATTTCGTGGTTTGTTTTACTATTAAGCCGGGCAAAAAAATGCACGGCAGAAAGACATATAAGAATCTTCCCGTCGTGCGTGGCATGAAAAAATAATCAAACTTCCGATCCGATTATTTAGGGAAGATTCTTTTTCTTTATCCTCCCTTTCCGGTTCGTTCTCACGAAGTCACCATCAAACTAATATTAAATTAATCATGAACAAAAAACGTCAGCCCTTGTTATTCATATAACGCATTCATTTATTATCAGAGGTTTCTCGAGCGTGAGCCATGGAAGCCTCACCAAATTCTATAAAACCCACCTATCCCGACATAGGGTGACAAGCCATTCTTACCGATCCCATAACCTGCTATAACTCCTATTCCCCATCTACGTGGATTCATTGTCTTGGTTATATACTCAGTCCTTCTATAAACCTCGATGTAATCAAGATTAGACTTATAGCCGGATATTGACAGCCGGTAATCATCCGTCTTGTACTCCTTTTGAGTTATCGGCACCGGGACATATATAGGTTCCTTAATCGTGTCACCGTCTAATGTAATGTAGACAGGAAAAGGCTCAGGTATTGTTCGTACCAGTGTCTCATAGACCGGGTACGGGATGCTGTCATGGATCGTATCCACCTTGGCGGACGTGTCGGTCTTGGATATCGAATCACTGGCTACATTTCCCCGGACATGGTAGCCAGCCGTGAAACTGGCTACCAAGCACACTAGTATTAATATGATATGCCACGGTTTCATCTATCGAACGATCATCCAATCCGTAGCTAGCATATCCGTTTGAGATGCCAACCAGCCATTTACGATAGTATCATCAGCGGCTTTCATACACAAATAAGCCGTGAACTTGATCTTGTCCGTTTCCGAGTCTCCATATTTACTAGCAACCCATTTCTTGACAGCATCAGGTAGGGATTTAACCTTATTCACGACCATATCCGTAGACAGACAATCTTCAGGACGCTGAAAAATAAACATGCCTTTCCCATTCCATCCTTCACGACAAACCAACTCTCCTTTTTTGATAGCCTCTAAAGCTTCTCCAAATGTCATGTTTTTAGTTACCATTTTATTTTACGCTTACCTCTACAGCATTAGGTCTTGTTATTGTTAAAGTAAATTCCATCCAGCTATAACGTCCGACATTTCGGCCTCCCTACCGTTCTCGACCTTGCTCATCCCCGCTACTATTCGGATCATCTGCTCACGATCGTTGATGTTGATAGGACCATCAGCCGGGATACCGGCGTAATCGGATACGGCCTTAACGTAAGCGTCCGTATCATTCTCGTTTTCCGGCGCCCAGCGACCTATCATTTTGCGGATCGTATCCAGTCCGTAGTTCTTGCGATAATTAGATAGGATACGGAATACCGACCTGTATCCATAGGCCATCGTCTCGAACTGCTTAAACGACTTGTCCTTGCTAGGTCGTATCTCGCCTTGAAAGAGATCACTATTGATCCGAATGTTTCCGGGGTTGCAGTTTCGCAACCCTCTAGGTAATTTTTTCTCTGCCATTGTTATTTGATTTTATTCGTATATTTGTGACGCTTTGTTAACCTTGCTATCCTCCCTTGCGAAAGACAGGAAGCTAAAATTTATCCGGCTCCCCTATCCTTTTGGATCTGGGGAGCCTTCTTTATCGCAATCTTTATCCTCCTTATCCTCACTATTTATATTGTTCTCGATAGGAGGATTCCTATTGGTACATTTCAAATCTCTGCATTTAAGTACTTTGTATACCGCTATCTGGGTTGTAAGACGGTTATTCTCGTCACGAAAATGTCCCTGATCGTCGTATAGTTTATCTATAAGATTGCTCAAACCTTTCTTTTCCTCCTGACTTTTGATATACAATTCCTTCCATTGCTCACTCGCTTTCGTCTCATTCTCCAACTCGGCCGATTTCCTCTTTTGCGGAAACATCAGCACTGCTCCAAGACCACCTCCTCCAACAAAGGTTAATACGGCGGTTAACATCATCGTCCAATCCATTCTTCCGATCCTTTTTTATCAAATAAATATTACATCATCCCTTACCGATATCCCCGTATCCTCGATCACCAAATTACCTCCCGATACCGAGACATTCGCCGCAAGGGTAAACACCAATATATTTCCGTCAACGTAAGCCTTGCGACTAGGCTGACGTACCGTAAGCCGCTTTTTGACCGCTCCGTTTCCGGTCGCCACGGTCAATACTTCGTACCGCTCTGTCCCCGTATAATTCTCCGTGTCACTCGTGATGACGATCTCGCCATTATCTTGCCCTGTATAGGCAAGGTGGAGATTCCCTCCACCTACGCCCCATGGTATCACTTTCTCCATACCGGGCAGGGGTCAAGATACCGTCCATTGCGTATTGGAGGTAACAAGAACGGTAACAGCGCTTCCATCCGCAGGGATCGTTATATCTGTCTCGCTTAACGACAAGTTAGCGTCTCCGGCTGTTTGCTCAATCACGATCTGCTGCTGAACGGTGCTACCGTTGGATACCTTCAGGGTCCTGTCTATCTGCTCTATCGTGGTATTGGCCGGCAAGGTCAGATCCACAGACCATACCACCTCGCCTGTCGCTCCCGGATCTCCTTCGATCACCTCCGTATTATTAGTGGGTTTACCACCTGCGGTATACTGGGAGGAGATCGTCGCCTCCTTCGCTTCTCCCACCCACGCGAATGACAAGGCGGCAGAATTGGATTTCCCATTGACAGTGACTTTTCCTCCTGTCTTATCTGCCGCCATCGACGACCCGTTATCTATGGATATATACTCGGGTTCCGCCTCTTGCGTCACCTTATAAGTCTTGGGTTGCGCCACACCGGATCCGGTAACCGTTACGGTCCCAGATCTCGTCTTTCTCCCCTTATACACCGTCGCTGTATTCCTCAGCGTATCATTACCCGATCCAGACATCGGGCTTACTGTCAACCAACTAGGTTTTGCCATACTTCTAAAATTTTTTATTAATTATTTACTATTCGACGTCCCATAAAACGTTTGATATTATATTCACATCCGCTTCAAAACCATTACTCCTTTGTAGCCATATAGCCGTTGGGGTAACGATCAAATGCGCTTCCCTAGTCCATACCGTATCTCGTCCCAGATAGATTTTCTTTACGTCCGCTCCGTTAAACTTTATATCTATCGCCCCGCTCAGAATCATAGTATTACATATAAGATGTTTGGATTAGGGGTCTCGATCTTGTCATACTCCTCTTGCGTAATGGCCTCGATCCTATGGATTGAGTCGGACACGAGGGTGTTCTTGGGGTTATTCAATATATCAAAAGATGAGCTGACATCCACCGTGGACACTTTCAGATTCGAGCAAGACTGTTCGTCAGTCTTCCCGCATGATCTCGGTATGAGCTTGAACGCCTCGCAAGCGTCAACGGCCATCATGCCATCTTTCTTATAATTCTCGAATAACGTCAACGTGTAAACCCCGCAATGTACCTGATCCTTCCCGTGATAAGAGAATCTTATGACGTTACCGACAAGGAGGAAATCCTTTATCTCTATCCTCTCGAATGAGTTTGACAAGATCACCTTCAAATCCCGTCCCTCAAGTGGTTCGGGAACATTATCGTGCAATATCGTCCACTGGACGGATATGTCGTTGCCTATGCGGATAGTTTCCATATTATCCAAGGGTAAAAGGATTGATCGTTTTCACTAAGGAGCCATCTGCCGTGATAAAGCTGTAACTAATATTACCCTCAACCGTTACATTCGAAAAATTTCCAATCAAGGAGCATCCAATAATAACCCCGTTTATATTCACACTAGTAGATGTCATTGTTATAGTATTCTTATAAAAAGATGAGAGGTTATTTTTTATCACGTTGCAATACGTAGATATTATGTTCGAATTGACATCTCCCATATTGTTACACAATACACGAAGCCCTCCTGATATTACATTATTGTAAATCTGACCTCCAATCAAGGGCTTATCTATTGAGATAACAGAGTTCTTAAATATGGAGGGAACCTTGTTAAGGCTTTTTGTTATTGTTATCTTATTATTAAAAACACTGACTTTATCTAAGCCGAGCGAGGCATCCTTAACGGTGGAACCATCCTTGACCGAAAATGTATAAAAATCTAGCGTATCGCTTGATATGTTTGGATTGTCTTCTGATGTCATTGGTGTTAAAAGATTCTTGAAATCATAAAACACATCATTTCCAAACTCATCTATCATTCTATATATCGAACCCTTGCCTCCTTCTTTAGCCTCATGAAACAGACTGGTATCATTATTAATATCATACCATATCTGCCAAGCGGACAACCGACTGTTTTTGAAATAAATATCTCCATCATGTAACATGGCAGATGCCTTATCCGATATCCTATCTTCCGTGATAGCTTCGACCACAATATCGAATTGGTGACCGGCGGACTTCCAAGACTTAAATTCTGTCACATAATCCGTTATCCTATATTTATTTCCTTGGACAAGAGAACTACTACCAATTAATGATACTAATTCTGAATAAGTAACATTTATCATGGCTCCACCGGAACCAGCCAAATCATACTCTATTCCATTTACGTTTATTTTTTTTATTGTTCCCATATCTTTATTTTATTATCAAGACTTCATTTTCCGCTACAACTTGAGAATCGGAAATAAAAAGAATATCTTTTAGCACTTCCGTCTTTATATTGTTAGTAAACACTAATACGCTACCAGCGATGAAGGCCTTTACCCCTTCAATGCCAGATTGAAGCAATTCTAATAAGTCTCTTATCTGATTAGATTGCTCATCCATGATAGCCCTAAGTTCTTTGTTGTTATCATTTAATTTATCATTTAAATATAAAAAATTAGAATCGATAGAATTATTTATTTTATCTTCTATACTAGGAATACTGACCGTTCCATCCTCCAATATGGATAAAGCATTTTTTCGATTATTTGGACCATTTCCTATCCCATAAGAAAATAAAACTTTTTCCCCATTTAATATCGGCTCATTATAACGACCAAAAGAAACCCCATAACTTGACTCTATAAGCAAATGATCTCCATGGCAAAAAGAAGAAGAAGAGCCTTCGCTCATAACACAATCTTTTCCTCCTATATGCGAGAAAGAACATCCTCTATAAACCTTATTGTTATACCCCTCGATGTGAACACAGAAGTTTTGATCTATATATTTTCTTCCCGAAAACAGAACATTATTGTATCCTTCCACATGATTTGCCTTATGTACAATTGGTGCACTATGCGAATAATACAAATCACCACATATATTATTATATCCTTCTACATGGCTTGTGTTATCACAAATAAAATTGTTACATCCCTCGAGGTGGCTTCGGCTACCAATTGACATGTTTAGGGCAAACCTCTCTAGTAGAGATACAGCGTCAAAGCTTAACGAGTGCTCAATATTCTCAGAGTTATAGGTTCCATAATCTTCTATGAAAGTCCTTAAAGCCTCCCCTTCTGTATCAAAAATAGGCCGATCCTCTATACCTCCTACGGTATTTTCAATAAAATAAGGCTGGGTGCCTATTGATCCTCCTTCTACATGCGAACCATCCCCTAAACAATAAGAATATAATCCCTCTACATGCGATTGCGCTCCTAAGCACCATGTTCCCCTGCCCTCGGCGTGACCCTCGCTAGCGAACACATTCGTTTTGTAACCCTCCGCATGCGCCCTAGGACCGGTAGCGTTGGTATTCATACCCTCTGCGTGGGCGTAATTTCCTGCCGCCTTGTTATTCTCATAGTCATTGAATATCTCGGCGTTCTTGTAACCCGAGTAGTTTTGACCTACACCAAAGGCAAGGCTGTCCAATTCGATAAAATCCCCGTTTGCGCTTTTATCAACGGAGGATTTAAAAATATAATATCTATCGGCTATGATATTATCCGTAGGGACAAACACGTTCCCCGCCCCATTTCCGTCTTGGCCGGGCTTGCCTTGTGGGATACCTAAATCCAAAGCATAAATAGGTACACCTTCTGGGGTCTCCCCTCTCAAGACAAAGCCAGCCGTTGCCGAGCTATTAAAAGGAAGGGTGGAGACCGTACCGATAGAGACGACCGGAGGATCTCCCGGAGTTCCCTTCGGACCGGTTAGCAAGGATAATTCCACCAACACATTCCATCCGGGATTTCCAACATACCTCCATTGGATATCCGTAGACGAAGAGGCTAGTTCTATCTCCCTACCGTCAAGTCCCTTAAGTATAGCCATGGGGACTCTCACTAATTCCTCCTTAGCGGAAATACCGGGCAAAGATGACACGGAGGATATAGAGTCAATCTCCTTGAACTGACTTAAATCCTTGGACTCCTCCGCTAAGATCTTTTTACTCTCAGCGGCGATCGCACGTAAATCCTCGGGCGTTAGAGTAAAGCCGGAAGACAATGTAAGATCCCCTACAGCCATATTATCGTATGTTATTCTTGTTTAAGGAAAATATTTGCCGCATCGTCTATCACGGTTGACAATATAGCCTTGCAGTCTTCGTCCGAGACTCCATCTTCCAAGACTATCGATTTCCTGCCTTTGTCCACAATGTTTACATAACCGAACCTAAGCTCTCCTTTTTTGACCGAGGCCAATACCTCTGTTACCTTTTCGCCCGCATTCCGTGTTGTCTCATAGGAGATATCATAATCTCCTACCGTGTTTTTGTATTTGCTTCTCAATACAGATGATAATGTTGATAGTGCCATGTTAATTTCCCCTTTCTATAATGTTATAAATTTGCCCATACGCTCCAGGAGGTAAGAGTAACGCCACTTTTTTGATCAATGTAGCCTCCTCGATTGTTATATCCAATTCTCCGTTAGCTTGCCTTAGCTTCAGATACAGCTCAAATGCTTGTAACTTGCTACGCGAATCATCTTCATCACGCCCTGTCATGTGGATATATTTGCCATCAAATAATCCTTGGCAAAGGACCTCGTCTATCATTTGATAACGTTTCTCCTTTTTCTCTCCGGCAGGTACCCACTCAAAGGCTTCTTCGCCTTGAGAATTCTTAAATGCTATGTGAAAATTCACTTTCATAATTATTATTTTTATATTAGGAACTTCTTCTTATCTCTCCAGTATTTGTATGTATTAATAAAGGCTTCCAGTAGGAACTTTCTGCCGTCGTACTTAAACCCTTAAACGTTATATCTCCTTCTGTATACAATGCCATGGAATCACTATTATCCGCTATTCCAATCAAAGCCGCCCCTTTTCCGGAATGAGATTCTACATGCCCGGCATATATAAAGGTAAAAACTTGTCCAGCCTCGTGCATGCGAATAAAAGCGTCGGCATCATCTGTCTCAAGGCTTTTATAGGACATTATCTTAAAGGCTCCAATAGTCCCCTCTGTTGCCGCCAACTTCTTAGCATACAAATTATTCACATCAATCATAGAAGTAGCGATATACCCATTAACGATGATTGTCTTATCTTCCAATGCTTTAATAATGTCATTCTCTTTGACCCAACCGGGAAGTAACTCGACCGATGTATTGGCTTCCTTCGCCGCATTTAAAGCATTTGTGGCGTCTGTAATGGCTGTAGTCGCCCTGCTATAAGCCGATGAAGCAGTTGAGTCTGCGCTATTCGCTATGCTATAGGCATCAGAAGCTTTCTCATAGGCTTCCAAGGCTTTATCCAATGCATCCCCGCCAGCCGCATCCACCTTATCCTGTAAAGAGGAGTCTAAATCTGAATAGGTAACGGCTCCCACAAGGTTGATCCTATTCGATTTAATGGTGGTTGTCGTTGCCGTCTGGTTGATATACGATATGATATTATCGCCGTTCTCCAAGCTCTTGGCGGCGAACAACGTATTTCCCTGCGTAGTGTTGATCCATCCCGCCGTGTCTATCTCATTCCTTATATTATCCACCCTCGTTGATATGGCCGATATTTGCCCAGCGGTAATATTCAATTGAGAATCATACTTGGTATACACCTTACCTGTTTCCTCATCCACATAATCCTTCGTTGCCGCCAGTTTGATAGACTCTTCTGTTTGCTCTATCCTTGTCTCCAACCTGATAATGGCATCCGCCAAGTTATCGATAAACAAGGAAACACCATAAATCAGTATTTCCCCATCGAAAGATATACGGAAATCGCCACGTTCGTCCCATTTCCCCGCTTTCGAAAGCTTACGATACGAGGATGATGGTTCCAAGGACATGGAGACATAAAGGCTTGATCCCTCGAAACCTGCGGTCAATATCCCCGCCTTAACAACCCGGTAATGTAATGAGAAGGAATAGTCATACTCGGTCGCCTCGGTCTCATGTGACGGTATGTTTATAACGTCATTCCGCTGGAGGATATACGAGTCACTGATACGTAAGACATTTCTGTTGCCGTCTTGATAAATATCTGAAACTCCCCTCTTCTCTGACAGGAAAGAATCATTGGCGTAAATAAACGATCCGTCATGTCCCCAAAAACTTATTGAGTTCTCTGTCACCCAATAGTCCGTATTTTGGGAGAATGAGCTATTTTTCAATATATTGCCCGGCTCTAATGATATATCGTTCCTGATGCCTTCGATTGAACTCTCGAATTTCCCGTTCATTATGGAAAATTCCTGCTCGACCGTATTACCTGTATCAAGGATGTAGGTCGAATTTTCAAAGTAAGCCCCGTTACCGTAAATCCCCCAAACACCGGTCAAATCTATACCGTTTTTGGTTCTTATCCCGGAAAGATTTCCGATACGTGCCTTGGTCGCGTTATCGGGGTCTGTCTTCATCCCATACACGACATCCATATATGGTGCGCCGATCTCGTCGATCGTAGTAATCTTGACAATACCCTTTCTGGTAGAATCAGCCACGCTATCTATACGGGTTAATACATCTCCTTGCGCAATGTCGGCTTTATCACCGGCAAAGTTGACAAACGTAATCCAGTCCAAGCGATCTTCACCGTCCGATAAATTACCGATGCCGACTTGATCAACCCGAAGCTCGTATTGCTTGATGATATTGTAATCATTCTCCCCTGTCGGCATTCCCCCAAAATGTTGGACCATCAATATATCCCCCGAACGGAACGGATTGTAGAGCACGCCGTTCCCCGTGTCCAAGTAAATCCTTCCGGTCGCATGGTCGTAATACTCCACCTTCATCATCCCTGAGAATGTCACGTTGTCGTTTTCGCCACGAAGCTGAGAGACGATGAACTCATAGACCCGGAGACTGCCTCTCACATTTATATCGTCTATCTCTAAACGGAATTTCTGTTCCTCTACACCAGCCGAGTTAACCCGTTTATATGGAGCGATATCCCAACCGAAGCCATTAGGGAAACCGGATATAAACGTATGGGAACCCACTCGTTTCTTGAATAAAACATTCCCACGGAACCATGACTCATCAAATATGGCACGACCATCGGCCTTGATCTCCCAGCCCTTGCCGTCCATGCCGTCGAGGAAGATGGAGGAGCCTATCTTTTTGTCGAATAAAATATCCTCATGGGCGATATCGGGAATATCCTTACGAAGGTAACGTTTGTCGTTATCCTGTTTTACCTTGTTTATCTCATATAATGTCCGCAGAGCGGAGAAAACATTCTCGTCCGAGGCGGCGGTAGTATCCTCTTTCTTTATGATATACACCCCGAAAGAACCGCTACCTTGGTTGACGTACGTGTTATCCTTATATTGGATATTCTCCAACTTACGCTCCAATTCCCCCAACCGGGAGTAAGCAGCGCTCTCTCCTACCGTATAGGAAGGCGAATCATATGGGATATCAAGTTTTTTCTCGAAACCCAATACCCTAGATTCCCGCCCATTCTCAAAATAGGCCTTATTGATAAGCCTGACACGCTGTCCTACGGATAGATCAATCGCCTTTTCCGGGTTCAATATACCATTATTCTCATCGTAGCCGGAAGCGTAGTATGAGTTAAGGACGCATGTGTAAGTGGAAGGGTCCGACACGACCTTGGCCTTATACTCTATCGTCCTTCTCAGCAATTCCTCTTCCGCCTGCGGGATAAGGGTGTCACTTACGTATTGCGTGTCAAAATTGTATAGGATATATTTGTTCCCCGTCCCCGGTATAAGAGGGCTTTCCGGCAATGTCTGGCCATAGGAGTCATTACGGATTATCTCGAACACCTGAGCCTCCGGATCATCCTCCGGCAGTCCTTCAGGATTGAATCGCAAGGCGAAATCCATACCTGACAACGGCCCCGTCTGGAATACCACACGAAGCTCTTTGCCGGGAAGCACGTATTCCTCGGAGAAGGACAATCCCGAGTCCTTGAACCGATAGACGGTGAATGTCTCCGATGTCCCGTCCTCGCCCTCCTCCGTGACCTCCTTCGGTATCACCTCGGTTATCGTACCTATCTTACGAGGGTATATATCGTCGAATATAACGACCGCCTCCACTATTTGATCCTCGGTCAATCCCTGTACCACGTCCACATAGGGGGTTCCTTTAGGAAGCATGAGGCGTTTTTGCACCACCCCTTGCACCACCGTACCGGATTCCCCCTTGCGATAGCCCGAGGGGATATTTCTCGTTGAGCCGAAAGCGTACAGGCGTGTGGCGAACAGGTCTTGGCTTTGGCTCCTTGGCATGGACACTACCTGCCTACCTATCTCCAGATCTACGGGATCGCCACGCTCTATCCTACCTATATATATCTTGTCACCCTCTACCCACCACTCGCACTCCCACGCCTCGGCAATCTTGGTAAGGGCATCCACGATATTCGTGCTGTCGTATTGCACGAGCTTGGCGACAGCGTCAACGGAGCTATCGACAACGGCTTGGTACTCCTTACCGTTATACCTGAATCCCAGAGATCGCAAATTGGATACGACAATGCTTAGGTGGGCCTCCGGAGCACGTGTAAGGCTCCATGACGCTTCCTTGTTACCTTGCCTATCGTAAAATAGGATATGATTCTTCCATCGGTAATAATGCGAGTCGAATCGCACGCTATAGTCGTATCCGCCTGTGGATGCGTTGAATGTCGGGTATGTCTTGCCAGTTACGTAGAAAACGCTACCTTCATAATCGATATTGTCTCCGATCTCCAGTTGTACCGGATCGGACAAGGAGAACACGAGGTTCACATAGTCCTCTTTCATCAACTCAAACCGACGTACCGAACCCGTCCCTATCGATACCGACAACTTGACTCTACCAGATATGTCCTTAATCTCGATCATGAACTCAAAGTTCACGCATATAAGGGGGATGGCAAAAAATCAAGCGGACCTAAAAAAAACAATGGAGGGATTGTTGTAATTTTGTTGTAGGAGGAAATAAAAAAAGCTCCGAGCCACAGGTATGGTACGGAACTTTTTCTTTTATTTTCTTGATTTTAAATGTTTATTGATAGTTTAATCTATAACTTTCGCCTTCGCATTCATATTCCCATACATACAAAGGTTTATAAACCATCTTGAACATGAGGGCGGAACTCCAGTCATCTCCCCCCATTAATTTGCCACAATCTTTTTCTTCATAGACAATCTGATTTGAAAAAGAATCATATACATAGAACCGATTAATCGTAACATTTTTGTTTGAACCATTATGAAATTTAATATACATAGTCCCCGTGATAAAACCATTGTTGTAAAGTCCATTCAAACGTGTAGACGCAGTTATTTTTTCTTCAAGAGGTATTTCCAAAACGGTTATTATACATTCCGCTTTCACCGTCCCGTCCTTCGTAGACACAGTAACCGTGCATTCTCCCGGATTTGATGTATTTATTATTCGTTGCTCTTCGTTAGCAAAATAGGCAATACTTTTATCGGAAAATTCAAATTTCAATTCTGAGTTATCTGCGTTATATGGATATACAGAAACATCCAATGTAAACGATTCACCTTGATTTATAGTAATATTAGAAGGATTTAGTATTATACTTTCCACCGCTATCGTCTCCACCGTAATCTGGCACGCATACCGTTTCCCATTCACAGTCGTATAGACTTCTGCCTTCCCTTCTTTCAGTGCATTAATCCCTATTCGTCCGTTTGAAATGGACGTTATAGACACGACAGAATTGTCCGAAACATACCATTTAACTCCGGAGACATCCGCATAACTTGGCTGTATTGTATAATCAATGTAAGTGGTTTCGCCTTTTTTCAGACTTATGTTTTGTTCCTCAAAAGATATGTTAGATACCTGTGTTTGCCCCTCTTCATCTGGTTTATCATCGTCTTCTTTATCACCATCTTCGCCAATAATGGTAACCATTGCATTAGCCCATATGAGCCGGGAACTGTTATCTTTTATCCCGTGGTTGACTACTTCTACAATCACCGTTCCTGATTTAGTGGCCACAAATAATCCAGTACTGTCAATACGCCCACCGCCTGTTTTATTATCTTCAGTTACGACAGTCCAGACAAAATCATCCTGCGGATAGTTTGACGGGGACGTTATGGCTTCGAACTGATATGTGTCTCCAACCTCTAGTTTTAAAGTTTTAACGTTCAATCCTATGCTTTTCAACTCAATCACTTCCTTTTCATCTTCGTTAGTACAAGATGTAAAAAGAAAGAAAGGTAGCAGCGTCGCCAAAATTAAAAATAAAACGCTCATTTTTAATACATTTACATTATCATTTCAATCCAAATCACAACATTACAGCAACTTGCTTTTCCACGGCTTTTTTTATGAAAGCGTTAATAGAAACGCCTGCTTGCTTTGCCAGAACAGCCACTCTACTATGAAGTTCCGGTGATAAACGAACGTTCAATGAACCAGAATAGCTCTTATGCGGTTCAATCCCCTCTTCCTCGCAATACGCCAGATAATCATCTACAGCCTCGTGGAAAGCCGTTGTAAGTTCCCGCACGCTTTCCCCCTCAAAATTAACAAGACCATCAATGCCTTCTATCTTTCCAAAGAAAACATTGTCCTGCTCGCTAAAAGATACAGACCCGATATAGCCTTTGTAAGTCAATGTATTCATATTTGTACTTGTCTATCTCTTTTTTCCGAACAACTCGGAATGACTACCAATTCTAAGCAAGTCGATTATTTCTCCGTCAATCCAAATAAGAAGAAAATCCCCTTCTATATGGCATTCCATACACCCTTTATACTCACCTTTCAACATGTGAGGTTTGTATTCTTGTGGAATCGGATGGTCATTTATAAGTAGATTTGCGATATATTCAAAAGCTGCGATTTTTTTGGGGAATTTCTGAATACGTTTGAAATCTTTCTTAAACTGGCTTGTTGGGTGTAATTTCTTTTTCACTTCATTAATTCCTCCATCAAGCTATCCACGCTGTCGAACGTTTCTTTATTCTTGGTCGTACGTGCTTCCCTTATAGCCGCTATCGTTTCCTCGTTTGGCTCGGAGTATACAGCGTCCATCAAGGTGCTCTCTACGAAATTATTCAGGCTCCTGTTCGCTTTCTTGGCTTGTTCCTGCAATATTTGCAACAAGTCCTCACGTAAACGGAACGAGGTTTGCTTTCTTATTACTGCTTCCATATTACTTCTGTATTATATTGTATCGCAAAGGTAGTATATTGTATGCAGAAAACAAACTTTCATGATTTTTATTTTGAGATCATTGAAGATAACATCATTCCACCTTTATCTTCAATGGGTGACCGCAGTTAGGGCATTTATATCCACCATCAATCTCTTTTTGTACTTCGGAGGGGGAGGCGAAAAGTTGCCATGTTTCAACACCCAGAACAGAAGCAAATCTTTTTATGGTCTCTAAAGTGGGATTCTTCATTAATCCATTTAGATTTTGCTTTTTGATACCTAGTAAATCAGAGAAAGCCGTTTTAGTCAATCCTTTTTCTTTTAGTAATGCTTCAATATTATCCATATATCCGAATTTTAATGCTACAAAATTACACATACTCATATAAGTAATGCTACTTATATTACTAATTAACGTTAAAGTAATGCTGTATTATTACTTTTATCTTGCATAGTAATGTTATATACATTACATTTGCATCATCAAAATAAAACAACAGTACAATGGCAACACAGAAATACAACAAGAGTGAGATCATGAAAGACGCATGGAGATTATTCAGACTTTACCGAAAATTCTCTTGGTCTTTTGGCAAGTGCCTTTCTATAGCATGGGATAATGCCAAGATAGAGATAAAAAATAATGAGGCCAAGGCCAAGAGATTGGCAGAGGAAGAAGCTAGACGCATCGAGTATCGCAAGCATGTTGTCTTATCTCATGTCGGTATGGCTAGCCTTTACGGTAACAGGGTTTATTCGGGTGATTGATAACTATACATTAATAATATAAGGATATGGAAACGATAGAGGTATTGAAGAACGTGCAAAGAATTGCGTTGGAGTGTATGATCGGAAGGAAACCGGTACATATAAATGTAGGCGTTATGCCGGAGACGGGCGGTTTATGCGTCACCGTACAGGACAGACTTCACGAGGTGGTCTACATGGAGATATTCAATGACTGGATGCCGGATCACAAGGAATGGAATAAAAAGACCTACGATAGATTCATGAGCGTAATTAGCGACATGACTTGCAGGCTTGCGGGATAACTCGAACGACGGGGAGAGGATCGGAAGTAGATGCCCCTCCGGTAATACGGCCGGAGGGATTTTACAACAATAGCTCCATTGTGGTTTTTCGAGCCTTGAAAAAATAGGCCACGGATTTTGTCATATATAATTTTGTGATATGAAAATGATCGCTCATGTGACGGTAGCGAAAGAAGATATTTAAGGGCATTGATTCCAGTTGCAGACCGTCACAATAGGCAACTTCAATCTTTGCCCTTCGCTTTTTACCTTGTCAAGCGAGACTGGTAATAAGCAGGTAGGACGGCATACACCGGGGTTCAAGTCCCCGGCTACCACTTCGGTCAAAATAAAATCCTCAAAGGTAGTGCTTGACCGAGCTACCAATGAGGATAATATTAACTTTTATAACTGCACAAAGTTATGAATAATATTCGAATTTTCCAAAATGAGCAGTTCGGACAAGTAAGAATTGCGATGAATGAGAATGGAGAGCCGTTGTTTTGCTTGGCAGATGTAGCAAAGGCACTTGGTTATAGTAGACCAGCTGACGCTGTTTCACAGCATTGTAAGGGGGTCGCCATTTTACCGACCCCCACTGTAAACCAGTACGGAGCAACGGTTATGCAGGAAATGAAGTATGGCAAAGAAGGAGAAGTGTATCGTTTGACAATGAAATCAAAATTACCAGATGCCGAAAAATTTCAAGATTGGGTATGTGATGAAGTCTTACCTTCTATCCGGAAAACCGGAGGCTACATGATATCCAAACCGGAAGATACTCCAGAGGAACTTATGGCACGTGCTCTTCTAGTCGCTCAAGACGCATTGAGGAGACGTGAGGAGCGGATCGCCAACCTAGAGCAACAAACCGCCCTTCAAAGCAAGGAACTTCAAGACGCTGCCCCAAAGGTCAATTACTACGAGAAGGTATTGCAAAGCACCAGCACGTATAACACCAACCAGATCGCCAAGGAGTTAGGAATGAGCGCCGTCACATTGAACCAAAAGCTGAGAGAGATGGGCGTACAATACAAGCAAGGTGGTCAATGGCTATTGACACACAAGTATCAAGACGAGGACTACACGAGAACAAGGACATATCCATACGTCCAGCGTGACGGAACGCCCGGAACGGCGATGCAAACCGTATGGACGGAAAGAGGACGGGAGTTCATCCACGGTCTTTTTGACCTAAAGAGTACCATCGTGTCCGGGGTGAAGGAATTGTCACGCATATATAACAACATGGACGAACTTGAGAGAAAGGAAGATGTATTCAGCGAGCCTTTATATACGGACATGTCTAAGATAGACGCAATGTACGAGGCTTTCCAATCCATTTATTGCAAGTCCAAAATGACCGTGAATGATCGCAAGAAGTTCCTGTTTGTGATAATCTTGTTGTATTGCCCCAAAAAGTTGGCGGGCAAGAAAATGAAAAGCGGATTACGTGATAAGATAGCGAACATCCTACACATGAGACAACATTCCACCCTTTCCAACAACGTGAAAGATCTTGTCAAGGAATATGACTCTGATCCTAATTTCAAGAAAGACGTAAGCAAGGCGTACAATTTCATCACTCAAAATATAACTCCGGATATAAACAATCATCTATTATCCAGATTAGGATGAATGACTCCAAAACCTTAACTATGATACCTGTGAACTATTAAATGATTGATTGAATATGAAAGACATAAACACGATACTAAACGAAATGCTTTTAACGTCCCAAAGGGACAAGAAGGCGATGGAGCGATTCAACCGGCAATCCTTGAAAATGGAGAGGCTTATCGACGAGCTGGAGAGGGCTTGCGGATTTAGCGGCACCAAGTCCAAGCCACATATGACCGTGTCGGTATACAACAACGGGAGGTCAAAGCCGGGAAGATTCGACCTCCGATCTTTAAATACGCATCTTTTAGCGCAATAGGACGAAGAGCCGTCTAGCCAATAAGGGCCGGACGGCTCTTCACTTATCCCCTTGACGTTGGGTCAGGTTCCTCGAACTTAACGGATAGCCTACTATTCAACCTGTTCCGATCCAAGGCGAAGCTTGATGATCTCTTATGGACAAGGGTAAATGTCATATCAAGATCCGGAACACGCAATACGACCTTGCCTTGTTGAAGGACAGCCACGAACGCCTTATAATTCAGCATATATTCCTTTTGCGTATCCCCGTGTATGTTGAACGTAAGGGTAAGATCCCGGCTAGCCACCTTGGGATTATTGAACACGACCCTCTTCCCGTTTTCCAACCGGCTCTCGTTCTCTATGAAATCCTTGTTTCCCGCTGGGGTTAGCAAGGTCTGGATAAAACCCTCTCCCATGGCGACACGATACGTGCCCCATGCGTCATTCCCGTTAATATATAGATCCCCTAACATAATATCCTTGCCGTTCCGTCGTTAATAATCTCCACCTCGCATCCCCCGATATTGACAAGCAATATCACGGAGTAGTTCCCGGCCTCTATCTTGGCCTTGCCCCCGTGCATCAAGATCACCTTATGCACCCTCGTGTTATCGTCATAACTCAAATACGCCACGGTATTACCTATCACACCTACGTTTGTTTTATTGTGAAGCTCAATTAGATCACGATCCACGTATATCCCGTAGGGAGCTATGTTTTTAGCCATGCCTCTAAATAAATTCAACGAAGGATAATTATTCTCCTCGCAAAACTCCCGCCCTTGCGGGGAAAAAAACAGCCAACATAGGCTCTTCCAGTCAGTGGCCTTGCCTGATTCACTGCAAGCCCCTATTTTTATAGCTTTCCTTGTTACATCTCTTACTTCCATATCAAACTATTTTAGTATATTAGCGTATTATTTAATTCAATTAATCATGGACACAATTTTAGTTTTTCAATTTGGTGATCAATCTGTCGAAAAAGAGTACAGCACGACTAGATTTATGGCATATACGAAAAATGGTGCCATTTTTCATTTTAAAAATCAAGAATATGTCTTGTCTTCAATAGACCATTTCTTTAATGAAAATGGTATACATGAAAAGACTGTACTTTCTTTCGATAAAAAGTGACAATATACAGAAGGATTGGTATATTTAAGGCGCCAATCCTTCTGTGTTCTTTTTAACTACAGCTATATCAGATTTTATATCTTTCAAATATTTTGCGCTAATAGCGGTATTATCATTGATCTGCTGTAACTCTATATAGATACTGGCGATCATCGTCCTAGTCTCATCCGCCACGTCATACAACGAGGCTATCTTTACAGATATCACGTCCATACTGGCCTTTATATACAAGAGGCTCAAGAATTGCTCGGAGCCTTGCAAGAACAACAGTATCTCCTCCCCTGTCATTTGCAGGGCGGTGAAACGGCCATTTAACTCATCGGCGCTATCTTGAGACATCTTCTCGAAACCTCCGGATGTAGCGGTCTGCTCATATTTATCATTTTTATCCTCTTGGAAATACTTGCTTGACGTGTCGAAGACCTTCTGGGCCTCAGCGTCCATTTTTTCCTTCAACTTGTTCAACTCCGCTTCTTCCCAAGGCGAAACGATACCATCGGACATATAATCGGCCAGTTTCTTCATGAATTCCTCTACGGAAGGGGATAATTTCTTCTTCAAGAACTCAATGATAGCCGTCTTGATCAAATTTTGGACAATCTTAGTCGAAGCCTCTGCCGCATCAGTTCCTGTAGCCCACGCCTCCGAATACGCTTGGGCGAACTCGTCAATAGCGGACATGACATCGGTTCCTGTTATAGCCTCTACAGCTTTCTCCTTATTGTCCTCCAATTGAGCGTTGATATCCTCCAATTGCTTTTGCCAATCCTTGATCCGGTCATCGTCGGTCTTTTTCTTGTTCCTTTCCTCCTCGATTTGTTGTTGGATGATCACTTTTTGCTGCTCTAGCAATTTATTTTGCTGGTTTATGAGCTTAGAAGCGTCCGTAGAATAAGCCTTTTCTATGGAACGGCCTAGCTTCTCATACGAGGCATCCAACACATCGATCTGGTCTTGTAATCTCTGTATACGTTTCTCGTTCTTTTTGTCATGGATCTTAGCGATAGAGGACGCTAGAGAGGTCACTACCCCAATAGCAGCACCAGCGGCGGTTCCTATAGGGCCAAATAAAGACGCAGCTTTTTCTCCTATAACACCCAGTTTTTTTCCTATAGAAGCAGCTAGCTCACCAAACTTTTCCCCAGAAATAGCCCCCTCCATTCCTGATGATATAGAATCAAATATAGTCTCAAACCCATCCGCAACTTCTTCAATAGCATTTATATCAATAGACTCGCTTAGTTTTCGAAATGAAGTAGACAAGAATTGAACAGAGGTCATAACTTCATTTACACCCTCATTAATGAGCTGTAATGATTCCGTCAGTTTTTTGGGGTCGTCACCAGCGGCAAAGAATCGCCTCACTCCTTCTGTCACCTTGTCAAAAGCGGGTCGCAACTCATCGACCTTCTCGTTGGTGCTCTCAACGCTTTTCCCTGCCCTATCCATTATTTCAGGCATATCAGACCAAAGATCGAATTGTTCCTGCGTTATGCCTAATCCCTTGCCTTTTGATTCATCCCATTCTCCGGACTTAAGAAACTCCAAGGCCTCCTTTCCCTTGGTGGATATCTCTATCAACTCCTTTAGAGTCTTGTCCTTCATGTCTCCAAAAAGAGCGATTATGGCATTGGCGGTATTGCCACTTTTTATCTCAAGGTCGGAAAGCTGCTTATCCCATTCCTTCCCGAGTATCAATTTCTCCCCCTCGGTCTCGGCAAACGCTATTTTTTGCCCGTATTCGGCGGCGAGTGCCATTTTTTTGTCTTGATAAGTGCCATATTCCTTAAGATAATCATTCATGGCTTTACGTTGAGCCTCGATCTGCTCGTTCTCTACTTCTTGCGTGGACCGCATACGGGTAGCCTGAGCCTGCGTAATGGCTGTTTTTATTTCAACCGTTTGTTCTTGCGTGAGTTTTCCCCCTTGAGCCTCACGCCACTCTTTCTCCCTCTTACGGATAGCCTCTATTTCACGATCGTAATCATATTCTATTTGGGCGATGCGCTTATCGGATCCTTCCTCCATAAGATTTATCCTAGATTGCTGGTTCTTATTTTGGAGATCAAGTAATTGCTGATTAACACGCTCTTGTATTTCTTTTTGTTTTTCAGCCTCTTTCTTTTGTCTTTCTGTTTCTTGTTGAGCTTTTTTAAGTCTATCTTCTTCGTATTTATCGTACTTTTCAATGCCTGAACTAGAAAGAAGATCATCAGCCGCCTGTTCTTTTGCCTTACCAAGTTCAAAATAAGCGTCCGCATTCCGCTTCAAGGCTTGTGCGTCTCTATCTACAGCTTCCGCTTCATGATCAAAACTTTTTGCCCTATCTTCTACTAATTGTTGATGAGATTTTATATTACCAAAACGAGTATCTTGTATAACCCCGGTTGCGTCAATTTCCTGTTTTTTACGAGTTTCACTTGCTTTTTCTCTAATTTTATCTGCCTCTATTTCTTTTTGGATAGCCTTTTTATATTCTTCGGCAGCTAAATCTTGAGCGGCAGTAGCTTGAGCACGCAATTTCAATGAGTTTATGAAATTATCTGTATTATCCACAAACAAATTCTCAGCATCTCTTACAGACTTAATCGAAACCCCCATCGAATCAAACGCATCTTTATTCTTCTCAATAAATTTCTGCTGTTCTTGCAAATTACCTGCAAGTTCTTTCCACTGTCTTTGATATGACTTAAACTGAATAATCAACTTGCTTAATTCTCCGGAATTTTTAGAAAAAGATTGGTTTAGCTCATCTTGTAGCTGCTTTGTATTTTTTATAGCCTCGCCTGCTCCAAATAATTTTTTCGTCCATTCGATAATATCCTTCCCATAGACAGATAAAAGCGTTATCGCCGCAACCAAGGCCGTTTGCCAGCTGAAAATAGATGTTATCAACTGCTTCCAGACAGGAGCCACTTTTGCCACGTCATTATTTCCTGCCGCTACAGCCATCTTGAACGCCTTATACTCCGCAGCGGCTTTCTTCAGCTCATCGGCAAGCATCGGCAAGTTATTGGATATAGCCAAAAAGAATGTATTCCAGCCAACAGCAAGGGAAGGCAACTCCCTTGCGACCTGTTGAACCGACACGCTCAATCCGTTCCAACTACTGGCGTAATTGCCGACGTTCCGTTGATATCGTCCGGTAGCTTGCTCCGCCGAACTAATCTCCGTATTCAAGGCCTGTATCTGTTTTTGCAGGTTAGTCCCTACGGTCGCTTTCCTATCCGTAGCGGAAAGGCGGTCATACTCGGCATTAAGCAACGACAATTGCTTTCTCAACGCTACGAGGGAATCCGAGGCGGCTCCCTCGATCTTGATATTGTCCGAATATTCCTTCCTTAGCCTCTTCAGGGCCTCGTTCTCTAAAGCGTGCTGCCGGGTCTTCTCCTTCAGGTCGGTTAATATATTAGATCCCTTCTGGGAATTTTTATCCGCATCCGAGAGAGACAAGTAAGACTTATTGAGTTTTTTGATCTCGTCACTTAGGCCTTTAACCTTTAGTTGTTGCTCGACAAACACATCGGTAGCGTTATTCAATTCTTCTGTTATCTGACGAGCCCCATCAATAATACCATTAGAGACCTTAAGCTGCTCTATTACCCTTTGATAATTCTGCATCTGCTGCTCATAGTCCTTTAGTTTCCGTGTCGCCTCCTCGTATTTCCGGTTTAAATCGTCAAATCCCTTGGTATCTGTAGATACATCGAAATCCTTCAAGGCGGATTTCAACTCCTCCACCTCCTTTCGAAGATTTATAAGTTTCTGTAGATCGGCATCGACCTCGAAATTTAGTTTTGCCATTAATCACCCTCCTTTCCCTTTCGGTTCAACAAATCACGCCCGGTTCTCTCCACGATCAAATCACCGGTAACGCTATGCAATATATCCTTCTGCATGATCAGAAGGTTTCGATAAGGTATTTTATAAACCACGTCCTCATAAGACAATCTTAACGATTCCATGAATGTGGCCACTTGCCCTAGCATGGTCTCATTACCTGTCACTTTGGTGTCGCCGCCATTCTTGCCACGCTCTCGGCTAAGGCGGCACAGACGAAAAAATCCTCTGCGGATATGAATTTAACGACAGTCTCCAACGCCTCCCTTAGCTCATGAAGGGTCGCCCCCTCGATCTCCTCATATCTATCGGCGCTCCCCAAAACAAACACTGACAAACCCTTTAGTATATTTTCCAGTTCGTTCCTCACCTTTTCAAGATCCTCCTTGCCCGATGTTGTCTTATCAATAAGAGATAGGTATTGTATACCTTTGCAAATCGTCGCTATTGTAGGAGGACTTACCTTATACGCCTTCCCCCCTAGGACCACGACCTTGAAATCCTCACCTAGGACAGCGTCAGCCACTAAACTAGCACCCTTGTTCATGTCACGTAAAAAAAATTAGAATTAAACAAAACGGGGACGAACGGAAAATACCGCCGTCCCCGTTCCTATAAGACATATTACATTCAATCCTTCAAGGATTTTCCTTCCACGTCAAACCAATACTCTGAAGCTATTGTCGTGGATGATTTCAGCGGGGTGGCGGACATCGACAAACCAACGGCCCCATCCGTGGAAGCCCCACGACCCACAAGATTCGCCTTTGGGAAAATGATAGCCACGTCATCATTGGTAATAGCGACGATACATTTATATCGTTGCTCGCCGGCGTTGCCACGTTCCCATCCCTTATCCGTATCCAAGGGTTTACCGCCCATAAGCTCGGCCTTGGTAGCGAAGTCATATGCCCCGATCACCCAATTCAAGCTCTGTGATCCTGCCTCAAACGATGACCGATATGTCTGGCCGGTCAACTCATCCTTGAATTCTGTTAACGTACCGTCCTCCTCGGTATATTCATAAGTCCCTTGATGGACGATTTGAACATCCTTGAAAGCCGTAAATAACGTCTCCAAGCTCTCGTATGTGGGTGCAGCAACCAGAGGCTCCCCATAAAGTATCCTTTTTACGCCTATAGCAGAAATTGTTCTTCCCATATTACAATACTATTACATTTAAAACTTTAAATAATACTCTCACATTAACGTAGTGACATTTAAGATCCCTGTTAACCTCAATTCTAGTAGTGTCTACCTCGTAGGTATAAGGAGTGCCATCAAACACCGAGGTGTCCTTGAACACCTCCATGGACATACGTTCCAGCTTATTCATCCTGTCCAAATCAGGCGTTCCTTTCTCGTCCAGATCAGGGACGGCTATATTGACATGAACGAATCCCACCTTCCATGTAATTCCCGGCTCCGAGGAATTCGAGTGTACGGTAACCCTCTCCTCCTCAAGCTTACCTGTAGGCGTATCATCCTCCTTGTACACCCCGGTAACACCAAGTTCCAAGGCTTTCTTATATAAGATTGTCTGTATGTCCGTGCTTACTATCATTGTAACATAGCTATTACTTTAGCCTCGGCAGTATCTATCACGTTTAGCTTATGGATATCATTCACATAGCTAGCGTAATCCATTCCCGCTACGACAACCAATGTCACTCCCTTTGTATGCTTAGAAGCCAGATCCCTAGCGTAACTAAGCCCTTGCCTGCTCCCCTCGCTTCCATCCCCGGACTTTCCTTTAGCCCAGAACTGGACCGTCTTTTGGGATCTGGTCGTGAAAAAAACCTTCTCATAATTTTCTCCACGTCCATCTATCCTCTTAAACCCGCCTTCCTTTACGATCTTACCGTCCATTGATATGACATATCCCAATGAACTCCTCAAGTTTCCGGTAATATTGTTATATTTACCTTCTTGAACGGCGGTCTCATAAGCGGATTGCCCTAGTTGGGCTAGAAAGGCGAACACCTCACGATAGGCCTCCAAGATGAAATCATCCACATCGGACAAATCATAACTTAACTTTATTATTCCAGCCATATTTGCCCGTAATTTAGATAATCCGTGAGCATCGGGTTGATAACAACGCCACTACCGCGAATACTCCCATCTTGATTCAATACTCTCACGATATCCCCGGCATCAATCTTGATCTTATCTGTCACGACACGATATTTGTAATCAAAGGCTACGCCATTTACCGTATATACCCGATCGGCGCTCTTATCATAGCATTTACATCGTCCCAGTCTCTCCCATAACTCACCACCAGTCCCGGGAACAGGATTGCCATTGTCATCGTGATCATATTCCTTGACAACCTTTCGTTCTAATATGTGAGGAGCGTAATACATATCAATAATCCATATAAGATGAGACTACCCCAAGACCGGAAGACACATCCGGGCTAACACCATTCCGTTCGCACAGGAACAAATAATACCGCCGGAGGCCGTCCTTGTCCCAAGAGACAGAGAAGCCGCTCTCATTGACGCTATCAGGGCGCAATAGCAGCGACGGGATGATCTCTATCATCCCTGTCTCTACCTTGCCTATGGATTCACTAGACATCTCATCGTCCGGGGATAGCCCCGATTTGATGCTGAAATCCAGCATATCCGCCTCGGATAGATCTCCATAAGCCGAGAATTTCTGCCCTATGTAGTCTCTTATCGTCATGCCTCCACCGTCAATGAGTAAATGCCATTAATCTCGGTAAGGACCGGCAAGGATAGCGATTGAGCCTTGGTAAACTCTACGCCATTGGAATTGTCCGTCTCGCCCTTGCCCCATTGAGAGATACGAATCCGGCCATAATTAGAGTAAGTAACGCCCGGTTCCTGTCTCAACTCATTATCGGCGTAAGCGTTCTTGATGACACCTAATTTACCTGCCGGGACAAAGACGATATTCTTGTCGTTCCAAGGCTTGTACTCGGATAGCTTGCCGTTGTCTTGGATACGGGTGATACGTCTCACTGTCTCTATGACAGGAAGGTCATTAGAGCGTAGGAACTCATTCAAACCGGACATCAAAAGAGGAGTGCCGGATTTGTCGGTCCCAAAAATGACCTGTTTCATCTTCCTGCTCTTAAGCAAATAAGACAATCTGGCCGGAGACATCAATATCTTATCAAACGTCACCTTGTCTTGGGCCGCATCCACGACACCTTGGATATCCTCGAAAGGATCGACGTTGTCCTTATTGGTATCCGTCCAGTCAAGAGTAACGCTAGCGATATTCTCGGGCGGCATCTTGTAATCAATAATACCACGTACCCCTCCTTCAGGGTTATTATTGGCATTAAATGTAAATACCCCCTTGTTAGACAAGGCACCCAAGAAAATAATATCCAGCTTAGATTGTACGGATTTGACAACGGTAGACACGTTATTCCACATCAGATTAATGAGCTGCTGTGTCTTCTGGTCATCCGTCAACATCCTAGAGTCTAGGATCTGCAAGACCTTGCGATACTCCTCGATCGGCATTGAGTAACTCATCTGGTGGGTAAGGACCTTTTGCTTCAAGGTCTCAAGCCCCTCCGTACCCAAGATCGGTTCCTTACCCTTGGAATCAAGGGTAGCCGCCGCAACGCTCAAGTTATATTGCCCGATCAGCTCCTCAAAATTAAGGCCGATAGTCGGGACATCCCAATCAAGATAACGCTCGTAGATATTCTGGTCAAACAAGCGCTTGCGAAGCTCCGTGGCAGCGTCAATACGAATCTGAACCTCTTTCGTCAGTTCGCCAAAAATAGAACTATAAACATCCATCGTTCACCTCCTTACTGTCTAATATACTTAATAGTGGGATTATTCTTCATGCTGAATCCCGTCAACCATGAGGAAGGGACTGGATAAGCCACATCCTTAAGGATAAGGACCTCATATCCCGCCGATACCGTCTGGAAAGACATATTCTTCGTATAGACAAACGTTGTCTCAACCACAGCGTCAGGCTCATCCGTTCCCACGGCAAGAATCGCCCCTTCTGTAGCAGACTCTACAGCGGCAGCCAATGTAACCACGTCATAATCAGAGTTGCTTGAATCTACGGAACTCACGTTCTGCCCACCAATAGAATCTCCCTTGGCGACAAAGCTATCTTTCCCTATACGTGGCTTAGTGGTCGTTCCTCCGGCTAATACCTTAACGGCCTTACAGATCTTGCACTCCATGCGATCAAAGTCCAGCTTGATAGGAGTGCCCTTTCGCACGATTGTCCCTTCCGCCAACTCAGTGGTTAATTTGAAATCTCCGGGAAGGACTGCGCATTCCCCGCGCCAAAAGACGGGGAACGATCCTTTAATCTTTGTTTTGTTAAATTCGATACCCATAATCTTTTACTTTAATTAGCGTCCGGCAATGATTTGGCCCAATCCTTAGCGAGCTCCTTGCTCTTTTCCTTGGACGTAGAGACAGAGAACGCCGAACCTTTTTCCTCTAATCCCTTTGCGACCTCATTTTGTCTCACCTTGGACAGATAAGTATCAATCGCATTATCGTCCATATCGTCCGTTATAGCGAAGCCCTCCTCTATCCGTTCCTTTGAGATCTTAAGGCTCTTGGCCTTGTCAAGGATCAGATTGTGTCTTTCAGCACGTGCTTTCTCCTCCTTAGCTTTATCATTCTCGGAGGTCAAGAGCCGGATTTTCTCGTCCTGCTCCTCACGATACTTCTTGAACCAATCCGGCTCCTCGTTTTTATCTGGTTGCTGTTGCTGGCCGCCCCCCTTGCCTCTCAACTCCTCTAATTCCTTCTTGTAATTTGCGCATTCGGTTCGCACCTTATCCAAGGAACTCTGGTAAGATTTCAACATTGATTCTTGCCCTGCTACCGCAGTTTCAAGATTATCGTCCGTAATCAGGCCAGTGGACCCCAATGATTCTGCCACGGACCTCAAAACATCCTCCGTTAACCCAAGATTTGAGTACTTCTGTTTTAACTGCTGGAAAATCTTCTCTTTCATGCTATCACTTTTATTTTTCGCATAAAAGTATTGATACATAAGCTTGTAATAAAATAAAAACAGGCTATATACATGACAATAGACCGATTGTCACAAAAACAATAATATTAAACCATTCGTGCCTATTGCTTGATAGGCTGCGCATGCGCCGGTACATCCTTTAAATCGAACGGTCCGGGTGTCATAGCTTGTATGCAGAGATACAATACGCCATCCTGCGTGTAGTACTTGTTGAATTCAAGCGCCATATTTTGTGTATATGGAATAGGATCTTCCATAGTGCCGGCGTGTCCTTCCGCGTCTACTCTTTTCCACAGGCTTAGGGTCGCCGTACCCGGCTTCCAGTTATCTTGCGTGATATGGTCTTTGATACATTCCCACAGGATGTCCTCGACCCGGTATCGCTCACCGGCTTTGACATTTATCCCGGTCTTCCATTCCGGGTATCGATCCTTGACCTGTAAGGCTTCCGACGGGGTAAGGTTATACGTGTTTATTTCCTCTGCCGCCTCCTTGTCCAGTTCGTCCAATGCCAACAACCTGCTGAACTGTCTATTGATTACGGGCTGCTCTTCTTCTGGATAAGTCCATTCGTCGCTATTCAATAGCTCGATGAAAGACGGGGCGTCGAAATTATAGCTAGGGAAGTCCTCCTCGGCAAAGGGAGATAGATACTCCTCATGCAAGATCACCTTGCTCTGGTCTACACTTGTCCTCATTTCCGGTAGGACTTCTATTCCGTGGGACTTTGCCCATACAATGTTTACAATTGCGTATTTCATATCTCAATTAATTTTTAATTAATTCAACTCCTATAATATCTTCGTAATCAATATAGTGCATTATTGGAACACCATTATCATCGTCAGCCATTATTTCAACACAAGCAGAACAGCCATTGAACGCACCTTCGATTGTTATACCTGTTAATTGCCTAAAGAATCCGAAAAATTTCTTTGGTCTGATAACCCGAATACGGACAAGATCATTCCAAATTATTCCTTTCTCTTCGCAAATAGATTTAAACTTCTCGGCTGTCATAATTCGATTATTATTAAATTTTTAATGTTACTTTGCTTTTAGGGTTTGGAGGTAGTTGTAGGCTTTGATACAGTCGTCTTTGGATAGGATATGGTTGTAAATGGCTAAATTCTTTAAGGCGATTTTAGTAAAGTGGTTTCCATTACTACCAATCATTAAGTACTTATTACTACTTGCGATAGGTTGTTCTTCACTAACTAGCATTTCAGACCAATCATCAGAATATACACGTCCATCTGAGCAAATAGCCTTTAAAGATTTAGTATTTAAAACTTGTCCTTTACTTGTGTTATTTATGTATATTATCAATCCATTATCTTTGTCAAACACAAATAAAGAAGAAGGTTTTATGACACCCGCAGACCCCATCCCGTCAGCCACCAGCTTCCACTCACCAACAATCGTAAATTCCTTATCCATTACAAAATCCGACGAAACAACCTTATCATCCACCCCATCAGTAATCAGATAGCCTTCGTATTCGGGGATTTGCTCGATGGTGATGTCACAAGATTCTAAAACCTTACTTATTTTATAGCCAATAGTATATGGATCTACTCCTGAATTATCTATCACATCAATATTATAAGTACCATCTTCTGCTATAATATAAAAATCATGCAATTGACGGCCTATTACTAAATTAACACCTTCAGGCAATCCCGACACCCTAATCCTTTGTTTTAGATGTTCACCTCTCTTATAAATAAGAGTACTTGTTGTTTCTTTAACGGCAGTTATATTTATCTTATCTGCTGTAACTATAAAATCACCTCTAGCAGAGACTTGATACCACTTATTATAATTCTCAGCATACAATCCATACCCACTCCCTTCTGCAAACCCAAAATTGGTCAGCGTAAGATTATTATTATTGCCTGCAATATTGGCAATAGTAGCACGATCACTATCCTCATTGGTCTTGCCGGTCACTGTCCATGCTTGGTCGGGGAAGAGCCAAGGGCGCTGGGAATCATCGCCGGAACCGCCACGCCCTCCAATCCCCAGCTTTATCCCTCGCAAGTCTATGCCCGAAAGATCGATCTTGGATAAATTGATGTCGTTTAGAGCTATCATTGCAGTATCGATATTTTAGAGATTTCTATTGTCGACACGATCCTTACTATCTGTCCAGATTTACCTACTACCCCATTCTCATACAGCTTGACATTTCGAGCTAGATAAGCTGCAACTACCCAATTATCACCAGTAATACTTCTCTCTAAGACAATATTACCATTATCTTTAAGTTCTACATGTAGAACTATATCGCTTGATTCGAGCGATATAGAATCCGATATATACTTATCTCCTTCCTTTCGGAACATTACATCCTTTACCATAATATTTAAAATTCAATTTTGTGAATAAATATGCCTTTATATACCATTTAACAGTATTTTTTATTTAAATAATTCCGTAAGACCTTTAATTTCGATCGGAATCATCCGGGCTTTTGGAATTTTCAATCTTCTCTTTTCTATTATCTTGCGTCTTTTCCAGCTTCTCCTCTAATATCCGTCGAATCTCCTCCTCCGGCTTATCAGTCAAGGACAGCATATCTACCGCCGTTTGAAGGGACACCAATCCTGAATCATAGAGTTTCGCTATCATATCTATTCTCTTATCCTTATCCTCGGCGAAAGGCTCGGAGAACTCATGTTGCAGGTCGAGCCTGCTTAACTCCTCTCTCATGCCGATATGAGTTACGTTCATCATGATAGCCAATATAAGATTCTTCTCACGGTCTATTAATATATCATATATCTCTTTCAAGTTATCCCTTTTCATGTATCCAAGGGCCAAGGCCCTTTTCAATGCCTCCCCGGATAATGTCCCAAGCCCCTTCATGTTCTCATAACTGAAATCCGGGGTGAACGTATCGAATAGTATGCTTGATGACAGGTCTTTTTTCTCCGCCTCTTTCATCGTGGAATAATCGGGCGGAACGAGATACTCGGCAGCGCTTTTGTCCTTATCGGACATGGTGATAACCTCTCCTACCATATTAGATCCTCCCCCTACTATGCTCTGAATGACATCAGCGGTTAATTTCAATTTTGGATCGGAGAAATAATTATTGGAATCCGCCGCCTTGCTATCAACCGCTTCCTCTCTGTCTATACGCTTTTGCACCCCATACCATGCCTTGTTTTGACGATAGTAGATAACATTTATTTTACCCGAAGGATTAAGCAATGGCGTAACATCCCATCCGATATCCGCTCTCTTGCATCGATAGATGTATTCCGGGGTCTCTATATCAAAATGCTCTACGGACTTATCGCCCTCAAGTAGCGTATATCCATAACCAAAAGCTATCATGTTATCCCATTGATCAAATAAAGGCCGCAATGTATATCCTTTTGACTTGGATATAACCTTAACCTTTACTTGGGGCATACCATTTTCCCTGTATATATGATAAACCTTAGCGCTCTCCGTCTCCGCACCGGCCAAACGCTTGGCTTCCCGGATTGTCGTGTTGAATCGAGTATAACGGAGAAAATCACCGAATGCATTGAAAGCCTTATCCGTATCATCCGATACAGCTTTCCACAAGATAGGCTGACCGAGGAGAAAAAACAGCTCCACCTCATTTATATACGCTTGCCTTCCTCGTGGCAATTTCTCCGTGATATATGGTTCTTGATTTTTCCTGTGCTTATTAGGACGTTTATTAACCTCATGGGATTCCGGGTTATATTCCAAGATCGCTTGGGAAACATCCTTGTCCCGGCATTGCATCATTGACATGGCTCGGCTTATATCCCTATCCTTGATAAGGCTGACCAAGTCCCTCTCCACTCCAAACGAGTTCAATATCTTGTTTTGGAAAACCTGAAATATAGCGTCTATGTAATTCATGTTAAAATCCTAACTCCTCCTTAGAGTACTGTCTTGTTGTTAATACTTTTCCTAGAAGCTTGCCTATCGTCCAATAACGTGCCCCGTCGATAAGATGGTTATACCCGTCAATAGGCTCATTGATAAATTTACCGTCCTTGTTTTGGGCGTATACATAGTTCCTAAGCTCTTTTATCAAGTTTAAAGATCTCTTGGTGACACAAATCTTATACTCCATCATCTTGATAATACCTCCCATAACAGATCCCTTGTACTTGTCCGCAGGGTATATGATTATCCCCGCATTTGATATTTCTTGTATAAGCCTTGGATCGGCGCTGTCAGCGTAAACCACCAAGCCAAGGTCTTTCAATACCTTAATAATCTCCTTGGTTAACATATGGGTACGGTAACATTTCTCGTCAAGATATAACCTATCATCAACCAATCCGCATCTAACTATAGCGGTAGGGTCATAGCTATATCCAAAGTCAAGCCCTAACGCCACATGCTTGGCATAGGAAGGGAACTCGTCCACGATCTCGAAATCAGGGAACACCAACCCTTCGGCCATCGCCCGCTGCCCTAACCCATAAACCGCCCAAAGCACCTTATTCTTATTCTTCAATGACTCTATCTCATCGATGATTGTTTGCTCTAAAAAAGGATTGTCCTTATAAGTGGATATAAAATGATACGTCCTAGGGTCATTGTTTAGATCGCAAATCCAGTGCTCGTCACTGAACGACGGGTTATAATCAATGACAGAGAAAAGAGTGGTACGCATCACCAGTTGCTGCCACTCAAGATAAGATATCTCATTTCCCTCGTTACAATAAAGTATATCACGTTTCCTTCCTCTTATCTTCTGCTCATCATCCGTGGAAAAGAACTCCACGAATGATCCATTTGGGAACGAGTAAACCATCTCCGACTTGTTCATGCACCTATTATCCCATATACGGAACTTATCGATCATGATTTCCTTGAAATCCCGGAAGACAGATCCCTTCAGCGCCGGCAATGTCTTCCTCACGATAGATAGAGACAGCTTAGGGTTATGAAGGATATACGCTATAAGGAATATCAATATGTTATAAGTTTTACTGCTCCTTGAAGATCCTTGGGCAGATATGATCTTATAACCGCTATCCAAAGCGCCCTGTACCTCCGTATATATCCTAGTCGTCTGTATCACCATTGATAACGTCCTCCCTCTTGTCAATAACCTGAATAGTTATGGATTTATCCTCGCCATCTATATTGACCTCCGATTTGACAGGCGCATCCCATCCCATCATCTTCGAAAGGCGATCCAAAGCGTCTATCTTGGAATACATCTTTACCTCAAAGCCCTTATCCGTACTTTTGACCGATTGGATAGCTAATTGGAAAGACAAAGGCAGTTTAGACAAATCTTTTATCAAGAAGATCACATAGTTCTTTCCCCTCTTGATTTGCAACATATCCACGACATTGGCCCGTGCTATATTCTTAAGGATATCAATAGCCTCGTCTTTGGTTATATCCGATCTTCTTTGTAAATCAGCTTGCAACTCTTTTACCCTTACCGCTATCTTACCGTTGGCTAGAAGCTCGCAAGCCCTTATATTAATAGTCTCGGGTCTCATATTCTCGCAAGAATAAGCACGCCTATACGCCTCGGAAGCATTGCCTGATTCCAAGTAATAATTACAGAACTTCTCTTGCTTGATTGTCAATTTCATGTCTTTGCCTTGAATAAAGATCAAGACCAAAGTTATGTCATCGATATTTATGGTCATAAATAAAGAAAGGGCGATTCGTGACAACAGGTAGAATGTCAC